TTTTTCAAGCATAAGACGGAATACGACATGCAGCGTAGTCTCGTGGGCTCGGAGATGTGTATAAGAGACAGGCCTCAGATGCCGGGCACCGCGCCCGCCACCGCACCGGCTGCCACCTCGCCGCTGACCTCACCGCTGCTCCCGTCTCCGCTCACGGCACCCGCCGCGACGGCGGCGGCGCCGGCCGCAACCCCGGCCAACCCGCTGATCCCGTCGGCCGACATCAACATCCCGCAGGTGCCGGGCATGCCCATCCCACTGCCCCAGAAGGTCAGCATCCCGGGTGATCTGGCCGGGCTGATGCCCGCGGCCAGCTCGGTGGCCAACGTGGCACCGGCGGCAGCGCACGCGGCAACCGCCACCGCTCCGGCGCTGCCTCCGGTGGCTGCCGCCCCGGCCGCTGCCGCCCCGGCGATCTCGCCTATGGCTCTGGCACCGCTCTTGACCGCCGGCCTGCCCTGATCACCGACCCGGTCTGACCGTCCGACACGCCCTAGGGAGAGCCATGTCACCGAAAACGTTGTTCGCCACCGCTGCTGCAATCACAGCGTCGGCGGTCGTGCTGCTCGGCAGCGGGATCGCCCACGCTGATCCAGCGCCACTGCCGATCGACGGTGCACAGGCGCCGGGGCTGTCGGCGATACAGAGCCTGAGCCCTGTCATCCAGCAGGCCGCCGCCGACCCGGCGGGTGCCGCACAACTGCTGATGGCGGCGGCTCAGGCGTTCGCGGCGAACAAGTCGGCACCCGACGACTCTCGCAACGTCGCGACAGCGGTCAACCACTTCGTCGCCGAGCCTGCCGCCGCGGCACCGGCAGCAGCGGCCCCGGCGGCCCACGTGCCGGGCGCGGGCGCGGGCCCGGAGGCACACCTGCCGACGGGCATCGACCCGGCCAATGCGGTCGGCCCGGCCCAGGCGGCGGCACCGCTGGCGGCACCCGCGCCTGCTCCTGAGGCTGCCCCGGCGCCGGCTCCTGCTCCTGAGGCCGCACCGGCCCCGGCTCCCGCTCCGGCGGCTGCACCGGCCCCGGCTCCCGTCCCTGACGCCGCACCGCCACCCGCTCCCGCACCGGCTCCGGAGGCTGCTCCTGCACCGGCTCCTGATCCCGCACCGGCAGCGGCTCCCGCCGCGGCAGCCACCCCGGGATTCGGGCCGGACAGTCCGGTCACACAGGACTTCATGTATCCGTCAATCAGCAATGGATGCTTGAAAGACGGCGGAAACGTTCTGGCGACGGCGATTTCGGTCGCCGGTCCGGCCAAGATCCCGACTCCGGGACCCGGCCCGGGCCAGACTGCCTATGTCTTCACCGCGATCGGCACGCCCGGCCCAGCAGCCGAGCAGAAGCTGCCGCTGAACGTCACGTGGGTGAACCTGACGACGGGCAAGTCGGGCAGCGCGACGCTGACGCCGCGATCGGACATCAACCCGCAAGGCCCGACGACGCTGACCGCCGTCGCCGACACCGGCTCGGGCAGCATCATCTCGACGATCTTCGGCCAGGTATCGACCACCGAGAAGCAGTGCCAGTTCATGCCCACCATCGGGTCGACGGTGGTGCCCTGACAACATCACGAAAAATGGGGAAACGGAATTCCCGGTCGCCGGCAACCTGCTGGCGGCCGGGAATTTTGTTTGGACCCCTTCGACCCCTCAGTAGGCCATGAACAGAATCAATCTCAACCGTGCGTCTACTGCGATCTACCCCAATCAATTATCATGTTGCGCCTCAAGATGATTCGGCACTACGAGTCTATTGACGTCTACCGATATCTAGGCCAGTCGACTACGTTTATGCGGGGAAGATACGGGGGCGGCAGGAGAGGCCCCGCGACCGCGCCCCCAGCGGATTGACAGCTCCGTAACACCAACCGCCCAGGTGGCAGTACGATCCGGCCATGCCTGCGCAGCATATTTGCCCCCGTTGCGGCCACGAAGACCGCTGCGAGTACGGAAGCTGGGCGGACCGTCACCCGGTCCTGTCGACCATCGCTGGTCTCTTCACCATCACGCTGATGTCGATGATGTTCAGCGTCTACCCGGTAGCCGCCTTCACGATGACGGCGTTCGCCGGCATCTGGGCCGGTGTGCGCTTGGCCATCAGAAGCCGGGAGCGGCGCGCCGGCCTGGCCGCCCGCGCCGACTGGGAGCACGCGCAGGTGATGGCGCAGCCCGCAACGCCGGTCCAGCGCATGCATGCGCCGACGAACCCGCCACCCATGGCGCCACGGCACGTGATGAACGTCTGGCCGACGTCCCGGATCCAGACCGGACAGCAACGATGAAGCGGCTACTGGCCGCAGTGTTCGGCGCCGCGGCGATCGGTGCGCTCGCCGCCGTGCCGGCCCAAGCCGACCCCGGCCCGGGGCCCGGCATGTGCCAATACCTCGGCGCCAACTACAACACGTACTACCCGTGCACCGAATACCAGCCGTGGCTGCCCTACGGCACCGGCGACAACCCGCCCTACGGCAGCCAGCTCCCCGCCTCGCAGTGCACCGGCATCAACGTCCACAACGTCGGCTGCTCGTAGACGCGCCCGGTCCCGAGGGAACCGATCAGAAAGCAACTGCGTCGTACTGGTGTGCGCGATATCGAAACGGTTGACGCCGAGCTGCGCGTGCTGAGCGCGTACCGGAGGGCATGCGCGGTGACCGGGCAGGCGGTGCGGTCCATGGTGGTGGCGGATCGACTCCTCGATGAGTGGCTAGCGCTCGCCGACGGCGGAACTGGTCACCCAGGCGCCGCCATCGCCTCACCTACCAAGCAACTGCCCGAAATCGATTGCGCCACAAACAGAAGAGGGCCCCTCGCTCAGACGAACGAGGGGCCCTCTCTGTGAATTGTCAGTGCCCTGGCGCGACCCGAGGTCACTAGAAATCCCGCACCGACAGCATGGCCCAATCGAACCCGTCACGTCAAACACCAACACACCCGCAAAGATTGTCGCTGCTGATCCGGAGTCCGACACGCCGCGTGCCGAAATATTGCGACACGCCGGATGGCAAACGCCTGGCGCGCTTCTGACCTGGGAATTTCAGAAATGTTATTCAGAACATCTTGTATGGCTTCGGCTGATCGACCACTAGGTGTAGTGTCTGTCGCAGCGACCCGAGATTGACACCAGGAAACACAGGAGCACCGATGTTCGGCTTCCCTTGTCTCCCATTACCCGCAAAGGACTTCTATCAGTGCCGCCAGCACAGTGGGCATACAGCCGAGCGTTAGGCCGGCTCACCGCATTCGAGGCAGACAGGCACACCGGCATAGCCGGTAATGCGCCCGTCCGCGGTCATCGTCACCGCCCCATTCCTCGCCGCCTCAGGGTCAGTCGAACGACCCTCAAGTCGGAACCACTCACCGCCGCAGTGACGGCAGCGAAGTGGTTGTCCACTGGTCGACGGAGCGTTCCGCCGGTCAGTGATCGACACGACGTTACTCATAGGAGAGGGGGTGATCATGAGAAGCAACAGGAACCAGCCGCTTGGCCCCGGGGGAACTTACAAGACCGGGCAGCGCGTGCCGGCCACCGGGTTGTGGATGGACCAGCACGGCCAGACCTCGCATTTCGAGGAGCACAGGACTTTCCCCACCTGCATCGGCCGCAAGCGCGAGTGCGCCTACCGTAGCCGTGTCCGTCGTATCGAAGAGTCGGCCTAAGACCTGCGAGTCGAAGCCTGTAACTGAGCGGAGGTGATACCGGTGGAGGTACCCGGGACGCGTCTTGCCCACGCGCCCTGGGGCCTCTGCCCCTGATCTATTGGTGCTCGTAACTGCGATGTTATGCACCATATGCCACAGTTTGCCACCAGATGCCCGGTTTCCGCGAATCGAGCACAAAAGAGCCGCCCCCAACCCGGAGGTCAGAGGCGGCTCGATGCCCTTGGAGTGGCGCGGCTGAGCGTACCGCTCGCCTACGACATCATCGTGGCGATGCGCGTTCCTGTGCTCTCCGGCGACGGTCCCGGCGCTGCTCACGTATCAGGGTCACCAGCATCGGCATATAGGCGACGGCGCCCAGGCTGTAGATGACGAACCGGATGATCTGACGGCCGGGGTAGTCGTCCTGCCACCAGATCGTCACACCGGCCTGCACGAGCACCAAAGCGATGAGCACGGACTTCGCCAGGTACACCTTGCCGATCCGGTTGGTCCACCACTTCGACCAGCCCGCGTACTGGAATGCGAACGCGAGGCTGAGGACCGCGATGTAGATCAGCGACAGGTCGGCCGCCAGGCCGTAGTCGATGTCGAACCAGATGTCCGCGATGATGGTGCCAGCGATGCCAGCCAGGCCGAGGAAGTAGAGCCAGCGCATCACCGCGCCCCCCATGCGTTCTGCAGCATCTCGGTCCATCCGTTCTTGTCTTTTTCGAATTCCAGTCGCGCGGTGACGACGCGGGAGTGAGCTGCCAGCCGTTCGGCTGCCCGGCGTTGCACTTCGGCGGCGTTGGCCTGTGCGGCCGCCGTTGCCCGGTCGTCGCGGGCCTGCCGCGCGTTTTCGCGGTGTCGCTGCCAGGGCCACATCACGCGCGCCCCTCCGCCAGGTGGCGCACAGCGGTGAGCAGCTTGACCGTGGTGTCGTCGGTGGCGTTCTTCTCGATCAGCGCGCGGGTCAGCACGTTGTTGGTTTCGGTCGACGCGGCGAGCGCCTTGCGGAGCTCGGCGTTCTCGGCTTCCCGGTCGGCGACGGTGGCGCGGTAGTAGCGGCCGATAACCAGCCACTCCCGCATCAGGGACATGACGAAGAACCCGGCGGCGAACACTGCGAGGCCGACGACGCCGATGTTGTCCCACAGCTCGGGGTTGAACCAGTTCACAAGTCACCGGGTCCTTTCCTCATTGGCCGTACCACCACCAGTGGATGAATCGGGCAATGCGGTTGGCGATGCGGGTCGTCGCGGCGGCGGTGATACCGCAGATGGTGGCGAATGCGGCGAGCTGCCACGGGTTCATGCTCGTTGGGTCCACGGGGCCTCCCGGATACGACGAAACCCCCTGAATTCTCAGGGGGTTTGCGGTGGAACAGTTCAGAGAAGCGACCCGCGATCCCCGGTCCTCGCATGGCGGACTTTGTTTCGTGTCATGACCGGGTCCTCTTGAGGCCGGTGAAGGATTTCCGTTTCCATCCGTTGCCGCTTCTCTGTTCTGTTGTGATTACACCTTAGCACCGAATCATACTGTGGCACAACATGATTCGTGTTCTATGTCTTGCAGGGTTGCCCGGCTAGCCGGTCCGGGCACTGGGCGCCCAACGCTCGGCAGCTGGCCCGCGAGCAGTCGCGCTGCGGCGGGACATTCTTCGGAGAGTTCGCCGCCGACACACCAGGAGGCGCGGTGATCAGTGTCATCAGCCCTTGCCGCTCGTCACGGCGCGTAGGAGATCACCGAGCGGACCGTCCATCACAGCGTCAGCGGCAGGCTTCCCGCCGGGGATCATCGCGGCAGCACCCTGAATCACGGCCACCCCTTCGGCCACCTTGGACTTAGCCTGCTCCACGGCGTCGTTCACCCCGGCCTGCAGCTGCGTGAGCCCGTCGAACGCGTTGGTCACCGGGTGCGGCTCCACAGGCGGCACCGGATCGAACGTGCCGTCCTTCACCTGACGATTCGTGTTCTTCGCCGCCATGCCGAACCCCAGCAGCCCGAAGGTGCCCAGCAGGCCCGTCGCCGCGGCGATGAACCCGTTGATGCTGTCGGCCTGGTCGGAGCTGAGGATCCCGAACGTGGCCAGGAAGCCCAGTAGTGGGGTGATCAGGGTGAGCACGGAGTAGATCCGTGCGCGGGTGCCCGCATTCGGGTCTGTAGGTCCGAGGGTGTACATCTTCTGGTCGGTCATGGTCATGCCTTTCCTGGGGTGGCTGCGGTGATCCATTCGGGATGCGCCGCTTGGATTTCGATCAGCACGCTGAGGGCTTGTTTGACCGGGCCCGGCGCGGTGCCGTACTTGCCTTTACCTCCGGCAGTACGCGCGATCCGCCGAATGGCATCGAGATCACCAGCGCGGGCCTGCTTCTCGACGTACGGTTCGTGCGGGCCGTGAGCGTCCAGCGCCTGCAACATCTGGACGGCCGGTATCTTCGGCTCCCCCGGATCGGCGTAGATGGACCAGGATTCGACTTCGAGCATGAGCAACTCCTCCAGTGGATCGACGGGTTCGGTTGGGGCGGTGAGCGTGAGTAGTTGGTCGCCGAGCGCGATCGCCCGGTTATAGCGGGCTCGGCGCTCGTCGATGCCGGTCGTGCCGCCGTTGATCGCAGCGGTGACGGCCGCGAAGCCGCGGTAGTCACCCCACCGGGCGTTGTCACCGGCGTCGACGAGTGCGTTCATCGGTCGTGACACGGTCCAGTACCAGGCGGCGCCGATGCCGGCCCAGCGCAGATTCGCCAGCTCGGTCGGCCGGTCGACGAAATACGTTGGCGACGGCACCAATCCCCGGTCGAACGCCCAGCGGGAGAACTCGGCGTAGTGGGCCCGGCCGGTGATCTGAATCCAGGTGCGGCCCTTGAACCGAACACCGTCGCCAGGCTGGCAGTTGCCGAGGTCGGAACAACGGCCCTCGTAGGCGGCGCCGGATGCGTACTCCTCGGTGGCGTTGAAGTTGGCGGACTCGTGGCCGGTGTGGGCGATGAACTGCGCGCTGCGGACCGGGGTGGTGCACTGGGCCTGCCTCAGTCCGTCGGACATGGTGGGCAGGATCTGCGCGGCCCGGGCCAGTGTGAGGCCGGTGGCGCGGGCGAGCACGTCGACCGCGGCGGGACTCCCCGACCCGGTGGGGGCATCCTCGAGCTTGGCGTCGAGGTACCAGAAGTCGTGGAACAGAGGGTCATTCCACGCCCGAGCCCCGTCGTACAGTGAGACACCGACACCGTTGACGTTGCCGTGAGACTCCCAGTCGACGCCGCGCTCCGACATCACGACGGGACCGCCGGGGATGTCCATCGTCATCAGCGTGCACGCCGTATGCGAGTACTCCCCGCCACCGCCGTGCTGCAGGCCGACGAGCATGACCGGTTTGAACGGCAACGCCGCGGGCCCGCCGGGGGGCATCCGCTTGAACCCGAGGTCGTAGACGATCTTGTAGTCCAGGCGGAACGATTCGGTTGAGCCGTAACGATTCCCGGGCCAGTCCGTGCGGCCGCCGTACCACGCAGCGGTCTGCAGCACCAGGCCGGAGCAGTCGGTTGAGTCCCGCGGGTCACGGGTGAACGCGCCGCCGAAGTCATAAGACAGGCCAGCGCGGGCCCGGGCGAGGTCGTGGACCTCTTGCGCGCGCTGCCGGGTCACGATGAAGGTCACGCGGTTTCCTTTCGGCGGATACGACGAGGGCCCGCGCAATCGCACGGGCCCGGAGGGTTGTGGGATTAGGAGAAGTCGGAGCCGAAGTCTTGGTCGAGGATCGGGACAGGCCAGCCGCAGATGAAGGCGTAGGCGATGGCTGCTGAGAGGGCGAGACCGGCTGCGGTGCCGATCGCGATGGCGCGGATCATGTTCCGGTGATTGCCTTTTCGTGCTGGTTGACAATGTGGCCGTTCATCGCCAGCAGCAGGTCGGGTGCCCGGTAGTTCTCGCCGTCGGCGACGAGTTCGATCGCGACGTCGACGCCGCAGAGCTGGCAGGGCATCAGCAGCATCATTCGCCCCGGTACTTGTACGTCGGTGTCACGTCGACCTGGAATGCCTGGGATCCGTCATTGATGGTGAGCGAGATGGGCAGTGCCTCGGTGCGAAGAAGCGTGGTGCCGTTGAATACTCCGTACCGGTCGATGACCGTTCCGTTGGCCACCGTGCTCGCGGGCACGCTGATCGTCACGGTGGATCCGACCGATTGCGCCTTGTCGACGACCGGGTTGCTTCCGCTGACTGGTTGCGCCGGGTTGATGGCCTCGCTGATCTTGGCCGCCGCGCCCCAGGTGGTGTCCGCGTAGACCGTGCCGACGCGAGTGCCGCCGGCGTAGAGGCCGATCCTGGCGCCAAGGGCCACGATCGCGTTCGCGCATGCATTGCGGTGTGCGTCCTGGTAGACCGACATTCCGTCCCCTTCTGTTGACTGTTACTGGTATGCGCGGCACCACGCGCCGCCTGGAGCGCCGACGCCGCCGGCCCCGCCGAAGTTGCTGCCGCCCGCGCCGCCGCCGCCGGGCGGGTTGCCCGCGGCGCCGTTGGTGGATTGTGTTGCGCCGCCGGTGTAGAGCTGCCCGTTGTAGTTCAGGTTTCCGGGCGACCGGCCCACGTTGTCTGATGTGCCGGTCGCGTTGGCGATACCGCCGGCACCGCTGGCCGCTGAGAGCCCGGCCCATCCCGCCGCGGCCGCGGTGCTCGGCGGTCCAGCGCTGCCCGGTGTGCCGGTGAACCCGCCACTGCCGCGTGCACCACCAGCGCCGACGACGATGGTGATTGCCGTTGCCGTCCACGGGATGTGAACACCACGCTCCAGGGTGAACGTCGCATAGACGCCCGCCTCACCCGGATAGCCCTTGAGGGTGTAGAAGGTGCCCGAGCTTGCGCCGCCGCCACCGGGCCCGAGCAGCACGACGTCGATGTAGCGGCACCAGACCGGGATGACGTACGTGTAGGTGCCGGCCAGGGTGTACGGCGTGGTGACGGCAGCGTGGGCGGTGAAACCGCAGGCCGCGGAGTCGGCGCCAGCAGCACTCTCGGTGGCCGGGGTGCGCAGCCGGGTCGCGGTGAGCATGTCCGCGCCCAGCCCGGTGTCACGCGCAAGCTCGGCCAGCCGCGGCAGCCGGGCACCATCGCTGCCCGTGGCGGCCTCGAACGGACGAACCCCGGGCCGGGCGAGATCGGCGCCGAGCCCCGATTCCGCGACGTACAACCGCGGTGTGGGCATGGCGAGATCGGTGCCCACACCGGTATCAGCGGTCCGTTCGCTGAGGTGGGAAACGGACGCCCGATCGGCGCCCAGGCCGGTGCCGATGCCGGCGGCCCGTAGCACCTGCGCCAGTGCCAGGTCGGCGCCGATGCCGGTGTCGATGCCGCTGCGCGAGAACTTCACCGCCCACTTCTGGTTTCCCGCTGGCGGTTTGGCGATGGTGGGGTCGGTGGTCCATCCCGGCCTGATGATCGGTGCAGGTGGTGTGGTTGACCAGTCCATCGGACTCACACCTGGTAGGCGTGGATGAAGAGTCGGCCGTCGCCGCCCTTGCCGCCGTTTTTGCCTTGGAAGAACAGGGAACCGCCGCCGCCACCACCGGACCCGGGTCCGCCGTCGCCGCCGACGTCGGTGCCGCCATACCCGCCGCCGAGGCCGCCGATGTAGAGATCGTCGAGGTAGGCGTGTGTCCCTGCGCTGTCGCCGGCGGTCGCGGTGCCGCCGTTGCTGGCGGTGGCGCCCAGTGCGGTGAAGCCGACGGTGGTGCAGGTGGTGTTGCCGCCGTTGCCGCTGTTGATCGCACCGCCAGTTCCGACGACGCCGACCAGCGTGCCGCCGACCGGGACGTCCACGCCGACGGTCAGTTCGATGTCGTTCCACGCCCCGGCGCGGCCACCAGCGCCGCCGGACGTGGAGCCGCCCTGGTCTCCGCCGCGGCCGCCGCCGAGACCGGTGAGCCGGATCTTGTCGCCGTTGCGCAGCCAGCTCGGCAGGGTCCAGGTCCATGAGCCCGCGAGGAACCTGCCCCAGTAGTGGCGCTTGTCGGTGAACGTGACACGCATATATCCCGGTCCACCGAGACGCCCGGAGCCGTCTACCGGGGTGCCCTGGATCTGGCCTGAGCCCCCGCCGCCACCGGCGCCGTAGCCACGCCCGGCGGCACCGCCACCAGCGCCGCCGCTGGGCTTTCCGGCTTCGGGTACCGGGTCGGGCGATAGGTACGGACCACCCGCCTTGAACAGCGAGCCACTGCCCGCTGTGCCCGGTGTGTAGCTGACGTTCTTGTTGCTGTCGGTTCGCGCGGTGCGGCCTTGGCCGCCACCGGCCGCACCGCCCAGCGTGTTGGGGCCCAGCGATCCCGGCGCCGAGAAGCCGTATCCAATCCCGGAGATGGACGGGGTGCCAGCGGCACTATTGGTGCCAGCGCCCGCATTGAGTTGGACGGAACCGGAGACGAAACTCGATGCCGTCCCTGGGGTTCCGACGATGGTGCTGAACAGTGGGCCGAGGTCTTCGATCGGGATGAAGAACCGCAGGCCCGCCGTTCCGATCGTGGCGGCCCCACCGCCGCCGTCACCTCCGGCAGCGACGACGTTGTTCTGCGAGGGCATGACAGCGCCCGCCTTGCCGGGGCCCCCACCACCGGTCAGTTCGACAATCGCACCCTTGCACGCGTCGCCGGGGGTTTCGGCATCGGTGAGGTTGGTGTTCTCGATGACGTACGGGAACGAGATCGGCGGCCAGATGCGGTCACTGCCAAGGTAAACGGCGTCCTGCAGTTCGTTGCCGACGTAGATGCTGGCCGCAGTGTCGCCGATGTAGATGGGCATCAGTTCTTCACCGCGTAGATGGTGTTGGGGTTCTTCGTCGGAATGGCCGCGTACTCAGCGGCGGTGCCCTTCCAGATGATCAGGTTGGTTGGACCTGCGGCGGTCATGCCCGCAACGACGCCGGACCCTGCCGATGCGCCACCGTCGAGCATGGACCAGGCCGAGATGGTGCCGGTGTCGTAACTGGAGTCTTTCTTCAGGCCCAGGCCGCACAGCCGGAAGCTGCTGCCGAGCTGGGTCACCGGAGCGATGTCGGTGGCCGAGGTGACGATGTCGTCGTTGACCGCGACGTGAAAGTAGCGCGGCTGCAGGGCATTACCGCCCTTGAACGCCACACGGCAACCGCCAGTGACGATGTCGGACTGGTTGACGGTGGCCAGCACGGTGGTGGTGCCCGTGTTGTACGACAGGATCCGCACGCGGTCCCAGCCGATCTCGGCGAGGCACATGTTGTTGCCCGCGGCGTCGGACCGTCCGATCAGATAGATGAAGTTGTTGCCGTCGGCGCCGAACCAGCCGTGCGACGGCACTGTAGGCAGGACGACGTTGACCTCGAACAGATCGGTCTGCAGCGGCCCGCCATTGAAGAGGTACCGCTCATCACCAGCGCTGCCCGACCACACCAACTTGCCGCCTGAGGTGACGATTCCACCGGAGCCCTGATCGAACACCTTGGTGAACATCGACGGCGGCGCACCAGCATTGACGTACTCGCTGAAGTTGATGATCTCCGACGACGCAGCCGGATCCAGACCGGCCAGCTGCGACTGCACATTGAGCACCGCGGCGTTCGCCCCAGCGGCGGCATTGCGCAGACCGGTCAGCTGAGCCAAGGCATCGACGAAACTGAACCCAGCCCCAACCAGGCCACCAGCACCCTGCGTCATCGCGTCAACGGCCTGCTGCACAGCGTCGCCGATGTTCGTTGCGCCGCCAACACCGCCGACCTTCGTCGGATCCACCAGACCAATCAGCTTCGTCGCGTCGAACAGGCCGCCACTGGTGATGTTCTGCGTCTTGGCCAGGTTGCCCGTGAACCAGTCCTTGATGGCCTGAACCGTTGAGTTGATCGGTGTCACAACCAAACCCGCCAGAATGTCGCGGATCTGATTCACCAGCGTGTTCAGGTCGCCCAGGCCCGACACCATGCCCTGCGTGATAGTGCCGATGACCGCAGCCGGGTTGGTGAGCAATTGGTGAGCGAGGGCGGCGAGGTCGTCGATACGGGCCTGGATCGCCGCGGGCAGCCCATTGGCCAGTACCCCGAGCAACGGTTTCGTCAGCAGTGGGGTGTTCAGCCAGTAAACCGTGCCGGCCGCCAGCGCGTCGGTTGTCAGGACAGGCCGCACCGACTGCACACCAGCGGGGATGTCCCACGACGAATTACCCAGCGTCACCGGCGAGCTGATCGTCCCCGTCGGGTTCGGAATCGACCCGAGCACTACCGGTGTCGCCGGGCCGGACCCGTCGGCAGTAGTGAACGTCTCCAGCACGTACCGGATGCCCTGCCCGGCAGTCGAGCTCACCCCGGAGTACTTCACCTTGATCGAGGTATTCAGCGGCTGGCCCTGCTCAACCTTGATCACGCCGGACTTCAGGTACAGGTTCTTCGCGGTGCCATCGCAGATCACTTTCGCCGCGTCGGCGGCCGCGTCGAACGACCAGCCATCCACATTCGGCACCGATGTCGCGCTGAACGGTTGCAGTTCATTGGCCACCGCGGTGGTCAAGGCGTTGAGCGGTACGCCGCCGCCGAACTGCGGGAGTGATAGCCGGCCGAACGCGTTGGCCAGATTTAGCGGAGAGTCGGGCCCTAGCAGCAGGTTCAGGGGCAGCAACATCGTGCTGACGAACTGTCGCACCGCGGCCACCGGGTCGAAGTCGTCGCCGAAGAAGTTGATGTTCGCCAGGAAGGCCAGCAGGTTTTGGAACGGCTGCAGCAGCGACGGGAGCGGCGAGTTCACCACGTCGCCGCCGTCGTAGCCGAGCACCGCCAGCACACCGTTGACGAAGTTGATCACCGCGGTCAGCTGGACAATGAACGGGTCGATCGCGTCGGTGATGAACTCGATGAAGCTGCCGAACTTCGTGAGGTCGATCCCGGAGAACAGCTTGATGATCGGCGCCAACACCTGCCCGAGTGGGCCGAGGTCACCACCACTGATGCCGAGCGCCTTGAACAGCTGGTCGAGCGAGGGAAACAGGTTGTTGATGCCGTCGAACAGGTTCCCGAACGCCTCGAGCAGCTTCCGCACGTCCGCCACGAATTGCGGGTCGATACCGAACACCCCGGCCCACGCAGTGATGATGCTGTTGATGACGTCGACGAACTGCTGCTGCGGCACGACGTAGCCGAGGAAGAACCGTTCGGCCGCCTCGAACAGGCTGACCGGGAACGGCCCGTCGCCGAGCCCGAACAGGGCCCCGAGGGCGGGCAGGATGTACTGGAGGTCGCCGAAATCCAGTGCACCCTTGGCGAGTTGACCGCCGCCCAGCAGGACGATGACGTCAGCGATGAACTCTTGGATCTGCTGGATCGGGTTTGCGTTGGCGTCGTTGATGCCCTGCTGCATCTGCTTCTGATTGGCCGCCAAGTACTTGAGCTGGGAGCTGTGCCTCTGCAGCAGCTCAACCATTTTCTCTTGGCTGGTGGTGTCCGCATCAGGGCCGTTGGCAATGGAATTGAGTGCCCGCGTCTGCGGATTGGTGTAGGGCGATCCGCCGAAACCTGCGCTCACAGGGGCATCTCCGCGTCGTCGAACCACACTCGCCCGGCGGTCATCGCCGCGCCGACGTGCAAGCGCAATGCCACGTGTGTGGACCCGACGGGTGTGAGCACGCTGCCGCCTCCTATGGTTCTCCAGGGCACGATTCCGCTGGGGTTGATGGCGCCGACTTGCACGGCCTGTGTGGGATTCAGGTTGTCGTCATAGAACTGGGCGACGATGCTGACGCTGTCGCCGGATGACACTGCGCCCGAGCACTTCACGGCGACCTTCATGGGGAAGATCTGGAAGTCCGACAGCCCGAACGGTTGGGTGAGCAGATCGTGGTCAGTGCCGTCGGCGGCGATCGTGACCGACCCCAGGGCGTCGTGGCCCTGGCTGCCGTCCCAGGACCAGCCCGGCCCGTTTGGTATCCAGCCGCTCAGATTGTTGTCGAAGTGGGGATTCTGGATGATGTTCGAGACCCCGTCGGGGTAGTAGATCGGGTCGTAGTTGAAGGCACCCTCCGCCATCAGCTGCAGCTGGCAGGTGTTCTTCCCGACGTCGAACTGGATCGCAATGATCTTGTGGTACTGGCGGATATGCCCGGCCCAAGGCATGAACCCGGACACGATGATGGTGTCGCCCACGTCGAACGTGCCCATCGGCGCGTTCGGGTGGTTCGGGTCGATCGTGATCTGCTCCCAGTACGCGGGGGTCTGGCGGCGAGCGAGCCGGCGGTGCGCCCACGCTGCGGCCCGCTCATTGGAGTCGATGTTGGCGGTGGACTCGTCGAGGTAGCGGCGCAACCGGTTCGGGTCCGCGTTGGCCAGCGTCGATGAGTACTCGAAGCCGGGGAACCAGCCCGTGACGCCGACGTCGCTGATCCAGTCGGTTTCAGTCTCGGTGTGCGGCTTGGCCGACAGCACGTTCTCGTTGAGAACGAACGCCAACGTCTCCTGAATCAAACCCAAACGGGGATAACCGAGTTGGATTTTCTTGACGACGTCGGTGCGGTCAGCGTTCCATTCGGACCGCTCGATGTAGTCGAACGGGATGTCGCGGGCCAGGGCGTCGATGTAGTCGCCGCAGTCCAGTTTGTCGACGGCCCGCACGAACGTGGCGAAGAAGTTCAGGTTGAGCAGGTCCCCGTCGAATGCGTACCCGGGCAGCATCTCCACGCCGCTGGTCTTCGGGTACACCTCGACGTTGAGGTCACCGTTGGGGAAGTCTTCCTGCAGGTGCCGCCAGATCTCCACCACGGGTTCGAAGGCATCGTTGGCCGCCCAGTTCAGGTCCTCCAGCCACGGAATGCCCTTCGGGTAGGCGGCGAACCCCTTGGCTTTGAGGTGCAGCACCCCGGACGACGGGTCGACGTCGGAGGGTTGCACGATGCCGCTAGCCCAGATGCGGCGCTTGCCCATCATCACCTTCTCCAGGTGGATGTAGTGCTGCCACGGCTTGAAATAGATCCCGGCGACGGACGGGTCGTGGAAGTCGACGTCGCACGCAATATCACAGCCGGCCGACAGGGCACGCTGCACGACAAGGTTTTTCACGACCACGTCGCGCGCGACGATCTCACCGCTGCGGGTCTCCTGGACGATGACCCGCCACCGGTTATCCGGTGGCAGGTAGACACCGTCGTCCCCGACGACGTTGACCGCGGTCCACCCGTAGGCGCCGGCCGCCGACCCCGACTTCTGGCTGGATCCGACGGCGGCACCGGTCCACCCGTAGCTGGCGGCGGCCTGCCCGTACGGTGTGCGCACACCACTGGCAGCCCCCGTGAAACCGTAAGTCGCGGAGGCTGTGCCGATCGCCATCGGCTACGCAGTTCTCGTGACGGCCAGGCTATTCACGGTGTAGTTGCCCGCAGAGTCCGCGGTCTGGTCGCCCGAGAGTTGAAAGTTGCCGTACCACACGGGGCTGCCGCCGACGGTCGACCACAGCGACACATACTTGATGGGCCCGTTCGGCGTGGCACCGGTGAACGCCAACGGTACGGCCAGATCGAAGTTGCCGTTGGCGTCGACGACGGTCCAGGCGGGAACGAGCGGCGCGGCCGAGGACTTGCTGGCCGCTCCACCCGCACCGGGGTTGCCGGTGTGCAGCTGGGCGGCGCCGAGCGCAGAGCGGATCGCGTTGGCCCCGAGGACTATTGCCGCATCACTGAAAGGCATCTTGCTCCAATCACAGGGTGTTGAGTGCGTCGCGCCACAGCACCGTGCAGCCGCTCGCACCGGTGGTGCCGGTCGCTGTCCACGACATCGGGATGGGGGCCTCGGCGGGAATCTGCAGCTGGTCGAGGTACCGGGTGTTGCCGATCAGTGTGGTGCGCAGGTTGAGGCCGTTACTGTCGATGATTCGACGCGACCAGGGGTAGCTGTTCACCTCGACCCGCACCCCAGCCGGGATGGTGTACTGCAGCTGGATCTCGCATTCCCCGACGACCGCGAACGGGTTGACCGCGGGCCCGGCGAACACGACCCGGAACCACGACGGCGCGTCACCGCCATCGCGGGTGTAGAAAACCGGCGCCGCGTTGACCGCCAGCGCCGCGCCGGTCTCCCGTTCGGTGTAGCTCAGGGTGTCGACCCGGGCGTATTCGGCTGTCACCGTGTGGAACTGACTGCCCTGGCGTTTCAGGGTGTACGTGAACTTCCTTGGCCGCCCATAGATTTGGCGAGCCACACCATACCCATCGCAGTAGGTGAGCGGCTTCAGCGCACCCCACTGCTGTTTGATCTCGTCGGCCTTCCACTCTTTCTGCAAGGCGGTCAACAACTTCGACGACTTCGCCGTGAGCGCGTCGGGCAGGTGGCCCGCGATGTGCGGCAGCGGGGCGTTGTCGATCACGCCGATCTTCAGCGTGAGCGGACCGGCCTGGAACGAGTCCTGCCCCATCCGCACTTCATCGGCCAACGGGACCTGGAAGTCCTGGTTGTTGACGTTGTACGACTGCAGGTTCGTGCTCAGCACCGGGTAGAGGGTGCCGCGGCCGAACACGAGATTGCCGAGTTGCCACTGGTAGGGGCGCAGGTTCTTCGACATGTCAGAAGTTCGTCGTCGCCATGGCACCGTCCGTGCCCTGAGTGTTGACCATCCACATCGTCTCGTTCAACATCTCCCCCGCTGACTGGCCCGGGCCGGCGTAAATGTTCCACTGCGTGTTCACCTGCGGATTCGGGTTCTGCCCGCCGCCGTAGTCGTAGGTCTGGTTCAACCAGGTCGGCACGTTGAGCGAGTTCTTGTTGCCCGGGTTGTCCTCGCTGTAAGTGATGAGCTGGCCGGTGTTCTTGTTCAGCAGGAACCGCACATCACCCATCAGCGGTGTGCCGCCGATACCGGCGGTCAGCTGCGACAAGAACCGGCCCACGTACGTGCCGGCGATGTGGTACAGCTGCTGACCAAAGTCGATGGCCATGTTGACGCCCTGCAGGGCCGCCCCGATCAGCTGCGCGATCTGCCCGGCCGACGACAACGCCATCGATGCGCCCGCCGCGCCACCCGACGGGTCGCCGCTACTGCCAGCACCGACCAGGCCGCCGATGGTGGACAGGATGCTGCCGGTCGCGTTGGCGATGTTCGCGGCGAGGGTGATGTACTTCTGGACGTTGTCGACGATTCGCATGACGTCCTCGGTGTTGCGGACGCCGTACACAAGGTGGTCGGCGATGTCCTGCGTGGCGCTCATCGCGTCGAGCGTGCTGCCGATGACCTGGAACACGCTGCTCACGGCGTTCGCCGCCCCGCTAACGACCGACTGAGCCGTCGACAGGGCACTCTGCCCCTGCTGGAACCCCGCACCCTTGGCGATCTCGCTCTGGGTCGATTGCAGGGCGTCGATGGTGTTCTTGTTGGCGACCGCGTCCTGCGTCTTCAGATCGGTGATCGTCGAGTCGATACCGGTCAGCGCCGTCAGCACGGACTCGTCGGACGCCCCCGGGGTCTTCGCCGCGTCGATCTGTGCGGCCAGCTCCGGATTGCCCTTCAAATAGGCTTGCAGCAGTTGGTCATTGACCGACAGGTTCTGGCTGCTGGTATCGAGCAGATCGTCGACTGTCTTGCCAGACGGCAGAACCACACCACCACCCAAACCGACTGAGCCGCCGATGCCCCCTGCTGCCGGTGGCTTCGAACCGTCGGGCAGCGGGATAGCCGAGCTCTGGCGTGTGTGGACGTGGATGTTCGACGGGTCGTTGCCGCCGTGCTCGTCATACGTGCTCTGCGGGTAGTAGCCCGGATTGATCTTCCCGCCGCCGATGCCCGTCTTTTTGCCAGTGTCGGGGTTCTGCCAGATGACCTGCTCGAGATCCTGCGGAATCGTCGCCAGGTAGTCGGCGAACTTCTGCAGGTTCTCCGTCGGCCCGGTCCAGTCGATACCGCGGTTCTCGTGGTTCGGGTTCGGCGCGTAACCGGGCTCGTTCCGGTCAGACTCCTGATGCCCGGCGTACGTACTCGGCTTGATGCCAAAGGCTTTCGCCAGCTCCATGACCCACGGCGGGAACACGTCGCCGGTGCCTGTGCCGTATCCGCCGGTGTCGGTTCCGGGCCGCAGGCCGTACGCCTCCGGCGACTTGCCGGCGACCTGCTGCCACGTCGGGCCGTTCTTCTTCTTCGTGCCCGGAGCCGCCGCTGTTGGTGGCGGTGGCGCATCCGTGAGGCCGCTGAGCAACTCCTGTGCGCTCTCTCGACCGTCCAGCCCGGCGCCCCAATCCGAGCCACTCGGGTTCCGCTGCAGAATGCGGGCAGCGATTACGGCCTGCTGCTGCGGTGTGGCGGTCAGTGGGTTGGGCGCAAACTCTGTGCCGCCGTGCGCTTTCCATGTCGACGGCGTGATTTGGAACAGACCTTCCGCCGCGTTAGGTCCAGAGTTGGCGTCGGTGATCTGCTGGCGCTGGTTGATGCCGGCGGATTCACGGGCGATCAGGTGTGCCCAAGCGGGATCCGTCGAGGTCCAAGTGCCATCGGGCTTTTGGACCAGCGGGACACTGACGCCGGTCGGCTGCTTACTTGCGTGAGCCCCGGCCGCGTTGCCGATCCCGCCTTTCGACGCGCCCTTTCCGAATACGTCGTCCCAGGTAGGACTCTGCTTCTTCTTGAGCGCGTTGCGCTCCTGCTGCTGGGCGATCTGCTCGGGCGACATCTTCACCCAGGGCTTGGTGTCCATGCCTGGGATGAGACCGAGCGCCTGGAACATCGTGCCGGCGATGTTCTGGGTCACCAGTTCGAGTCCGGACTGGGCGACCTGCAGGATGTTGCCCATGTCCTTCGCCAGGCCCTTGAGACCGCGGGTTTCGGAGAACTGGTGGCGAAGGTATGCCGAGAGCACCGAATTGTCGGCTCCGGCGATGTGGGGCGGCAGCAGCGCACCGCCCAGGCTTTCTGCACCACCGGCAGCCGGCGCACCCGCGCCGAGCGCGCTGCTGGCGGTCTCTGCGGTCGTTCGGGCCGCCGCGGCGACGCTGCCCTGCGCCGACGCCATGCCGTCGGCCATGTCGGCGACCATCTTCTGACCGCGGATCTTGGTGTACCCGTCTCCGGAGAACGGTCCCCACTTGGCTGGGGAGGACTGGAACCAGCCCGCGATGCCGTCGACGATGTCCTTGACCGTGCCGGACAGGGCGCCGAGCCCGGTCGCGTTCTTCAAGCCCTCAATGAGGCCGTTGATGATGCTCTTGCCCCAGCCCGGTGCCTTGTCGATGAGGCCGGTGAACCACTTCTCGATCGAGCCGAACGCATCCGGGATGGCGCTCACTAGCTTGGCGCACCAGTCGATGAAGCCCCGAATTCCCTTGACTATCCCGGCAAACACTTCGATGCCAGTGGTGATCACGGAGACCAGATTGCGGAACAGGTCCACCACGACCGGGACGTAGGGCAGCAGCGCCTCAATCGCGCCGGTGACCGCCTCGAAGAGCTTCGGCAGCTGTGGCCCGACCCGCTGCGCTAGATCGAGGAAAATATCAACGAGCGGCCCAATTTGCGGCAGCAGCGTCGAGAATGCATTCGACAACATGTTGAACAGGTCGGGCAGCTTGGGGCCAACCTGCCTGACGATGTTCACCATCGCGACGCCCATGTTGTACAGGAACTGGTTGAGCGCCGGGCCGAGCGCGACGATTTGCGGGGCCAGCTCTTGCATCGACTGGGCGAACATGTTGAAGAAGTCCTGCCAGCCTGGCGCCGTCGCCACACCCAGCTTCACGAAAGCTGTCACCAGTGAGGACAATCCGCTGACCAGCGGACCCAGCATCGGCAAGAACGCGTCGGTGGCCTCGCGCACCGAGGTGAAGAACGCGGTGAGTGCCTGCTGCCCCTCTTCGGACTGCGTCCAGTTGTTCAGCGCGATGGCCATCTGGTCGAGCCATCCGAGAAGCCCGCCGCCGCCGAAGTTGTCGGCGATGGTCATGATGGTGCCGAACGCCTGGCTCACGTTGATGACGGCGTCGACCAGGTGGCTGAATCCGTTGATGGCGGACTGGATCCACGCCTGGAAACTGCCGTCCGCGGTCGCCTGGCCGAGCATGCCCACCAGCACCGTCAGGGTGTTGCTGATTGCCCCGCCGATCTGCTCGAAGAACGACGACCCGATCACGGTCAGCTGTTCGAAGATGCCGAACAGCGGCTTGATGGCGGGCTGCATAGCCTGCAGTCCTGCGGCGATGTTCTCGATGAACGCCGAAAACGCTTGTGCCGCTGCGGGAGTCTCAAATAGTCCGGCTAGCTCGTGGGCAGCATCGCCGAAAATCCCGGCGATCTTGGCCATCCCACCGGACACCAGCGGCAGCCAGGTTTGAATCAGCGGTTTGATGTCGTTCACGATCTTGGTGAAGAACGAATCCTGCACCGCGGCGCCGGCCAGTTTGAACTCGTCGCGGAATTCCGCGATGCCGAGCATCGCTTCGGCGGCCACCGGACCCATGTCCTTGATGTCCTCAAGGAACTTCTTCGGGTCGTCGGCCATCATGTCTTTGAGCGCGTCGCCGACCCCGTGGAATGCGACTTCCAGTGTGGACATGGATAATCCGACACCAGCCACCACGGCGGGCAGCAGGCCGAGAGCGCCGGAGAGCTGCCGGGCCGCGCCGACGACGTTGATGATGCCCTGCACGCCCGCGGCGCCACCGAGCCCGGCGAGGCCACCTAGGGACGGCAGTCCCAGCGCCAGACCGCCGACCTTGGCGACGGCGAGCTCCAGGCCGGCGATGTCCTTGACGAAGTCGCCGACGACACTGCCGCCCGCCTTGGCGCTGCCGCTGACCTTCTCGATGCCCTCGGAGGCCAGCAGCAGACCCGCGGACGCGGCCTTGCCTTCCGGACCCAGGAATCCCACGACCTTGGCCGCCACACCGAGTGCCTGCGCGAGGCCGCTCGCCTTGTCGGTGGCGTCGTCCTGGACAGTGCTCAGCCGCTCGATGTTGCGTGACAGGTTGGGGAGGATGCCCGACAGGCCGGACATGACCCGCTGCCCCACGGACATCCGGTCGGACATGGCCCGGTGGGCATCACGGGCAGCGTCAACGGCTTTCGTGTGCCGATTCTGCGTATCCTCCAGATGACGGTACGCAGCGTCGATGTCCTCAACTGTCGCCTTGCTGTCCAGCAGGGTGCTGTTGAGCCTGTGTTGCGCAGCATCGACATCTTCGCTGGACTGGCGGACGTCCTTCAGCCGGGCGTTGTACCCCTGCGCCGCGCCGCCGGCCGCATCGAACTCGCGGTCCGTATCCTTCAGCGTCTTCTGGGTTCTCGTCAGCGACTTGTCGGCCGCCGTCGACGACGCGGTGACATCGTCGAGATCCCTGGCAGCCGCGCGCGCGCCGCTGCCGTCGTAGCCGATCTCGATCTTGCCGTGGGCGCGGCCCAGGTTGTAATCAGGCAACCGTCAGCCCACCAACACCCGCGGTCCGCAGCATCACAGGACGATGTCCTCGTCGCCGTCCCGCTCGCCGACGACGCGGGCGTGCGCCGACGCCGACCCTTCGGTGGGATCCGCGAAACCGGTAGTCGATTGGTCCATGTCACCGCCCATCAGTCGCTCCCACTCCCGCATCCGTTGTGTCCGCGCGATCACCGGGTTCTTGCTCTGGCTCACCTCGTCGAGCCGGGACAGCACGCCGCGGCCGAACGCCGCGATCCCCCGGTTGAAGAAAAACGTTCCGAACTCCCCGACGCGTTCGTCGAGAATCGCTATGTCACTGGGCTTCTGGTGAAACAGCTTCGCCATCTCGTAGATCTCGTACGCCAGCGTCGGGTTCGTTGCGTACGCTTTTCAACGCCGCCAACTGCTCCCCCAGCGCAGTCGATTTCAGCTCGTCGGGGAGTGCAGCGTTGAAGATGGCCATCTTGTCTTCCATCTCGATCTCACCGATGTTGACCTGCTCGTCGGTGCTCGACCCGGCCAGCACCACCTTCGGGCAGACGACGGCCGCCGCGACGACGCGGTCCACGGGTCCGAAGATCTTTCTGCTCGTCTGCGGGTCGATCAGAGCGCGCGTCGCCTCGTCTGCGGCCTGCGCTGCCTTGTCCGGGTCGTCACTGCGGAGGTCCTTGAGCAGCTCCGGCCCGAACCCATCGAGCATGTCGACAACCTTGAGTTCGATCACCTGCATTCGGCGGAGCTTCCGGATCCGCACGAACGCGCCGCTGGGCAACGCCAGGTCTTCCTCGGCGGCCTTTTTGAATCCGTAGGTCGGAACGGAAGAAGCCGCCGCCGGCACCGGCCCGGTGGGGGTCGGCGCCGACGGCGGCTCAGATACAGCTTCCGCAGCGGGCGCGGGAGCGTCGTACACGCACTCGGTGATGTGCGGGCCCGTGATCGGGGTACCGCAGCACCAGTCGCGCATGGGGACCCCGCCCCGAGCCCGTACCGGGGGAAGGGCGGACGCCCGATTCTGCTGCTCTTCGATGGGTGATGTCATGGTGGCCTCCTAGGGGCTCTTGTCGGATGACGTTGCGGCGCTTAGCTCGCGGGAGTGGTGGCAGACACGGCGGCGCTGTAAGAACCGACGGTGGTGCCGAACTTGCCCGCGACCCGGAACTTGTGCGCCGTCGACACGGTCAGCCCGGTCAGGGTGGTTGACGCGGTGGTCGGCTGGCCGCCGGCCGCAGACGAGACCGCGGTCCACGTGGTTCCGCCGTCGGTGGACTTCTGCACCATGTAGCTGTCCGCGGTGGGCAGCTCGTTCCACGACAGCGCCACGCTGGTGGAGGTGACCGCACCGACGGTCACGTTGCTCGGGATCGGCAGCGGGTTCGGCACCGGCGTCGACCCGAGAGTCGACTTCTGCTGGTTGAACTCGATCTCGTACAGGTAGTCGTCGTCGTCACCGGGCATCGGCGTGCCCATGAAGTCGATCGACGGGACCATGAAGGTGCCGTACTTCATGTCGGCCTGGATCTTGCCGTTGGCCTTGCAGCGGAAGATGCGCGCGACGTTGTCGCCGCCACCGTTGGACAGGACCTGGCCCTCCACACGGAAGTAGGGACGCTGGTCGCTGCCCTTCTTCCGGACGACCCGCTTCACGTTCGGCTCGATGCCGGACTCGATGAGTTGGGCGCCGGAGATGATGGAGTAGGTCATCAGGTCCAGGCCGCCGGCCTCCAGCGAACCGTCGACGGTCGCGCCCTTGCCCTGGATGGCCACGGCGGACTTGTCGTCGCCGTCGAGGGTGTCGAAGTCCTCCGACTCGGTGAATGCCAGTGTCTGCGCGATCGGCAGCCGGTAGGACACCGGGCCGAGGATCGTGCCGTCGGTGTCGAGGTACGGGGTGATCCATACCCGGCGCAGGCCGTATGGCTTGGTGTCCGGGTTGCCTGGAGATGCGGTCATTTGTGGTACTTCCTTTCAGCAGCTGGGGCTCCCCGGCCTCTGGTGATGGGGTCCTTGAACTTCAGCGTTTCCAACAGCTCACAGTCCGGGAACGAATATCTGTGCAGCACAACCGAATCGCCACCGGTGCAGCGCCAGTGGTTGCACTTGACTTCGATCCTGTTGCCGTCGATGACCTTGAAGTGCAGTGCACCCCCGGCGCATCGAACGTCGAAGACGTCTTCCGCCTCGCTGGCGGGAACGTCAGGTACGGGCACGACGGTGGTTAGCGTTCGACCTTGTTGCCGTTGCCGTCGACCAGCTCGAAGCGATTGCTGTTGGTCAGCAGGTAGTCGAGCTGGGCGTCGCTCAACGCGCTGGCCGGCACGCGGAAGTTGTTCTGCAGCTTCCATACCAGCGAGTTCTTCGCTTCGATGCCGACCTCGGCCCACTGCTGGACGGTGATCTCGGCGTAGGTCCCTTCGCCCAGACGGGTCTTGCGGGTCTTGAGCTCGTCGGCGTTGGCGGCCGCGGTGCGGGCACCGGTGTAGAGCACGAACTTCCCGGCGCTGTCACTCTGCGGGGCGGCCGCCTCGGCCTCGGCCTTCGCCTTGTCCTCGTCGGTCACCGCGGGTTGCGCATCCTCGACGGGCGCGATGCCTCCGCTGGTCTGGCTGGATCGTGTTGCCATTACCTCATACCTTTCGTTGGGTCGCGCTGATCACGCGGTTACCTTGCAGCTCAACGCCATATAGGCGGCCTGCCGACAGATCGTCATGTACTTCGGGTCGGTCACATCCGGGCCACGGCCCTCAAACCCGACGTAGTTCAGCCGGTATCCGTCGCCGCCGACGACACCGGCCGGCGAGTCCTCGACGGCCGCGAAGATCGCGTCGACGCGGTCGATCATGCTGTCGATCCGCCCGAAGTCGGTCGACCTCGCGACCGGAACATGGAAGTAGAGCTCCATGTGCCGCTCGCCGTTCTCCTGGATGGCTTCCTCGAAATCGGTATGCCGCCAACAGACCACGATGAACGCACCGTCGCTCGGCCGCTGATCGGCTTCGAAGTTCGGGACGATCACCAGCTCCGGCCATCCGGTGGCGGTGCCCAGCGCGGACAGCTCGACATCGTTGCGCAGGAGGTCCAGGACGGCAGCGCGGGACACCCGCTCAGCCCTTCCGCAACGTGTTGAGTGTGCCGCGCAGGCTCTTCATCAGCTTCTTCCCCTGGGCCGCGACGGTCGGCATGATGATCTGGTCCTTGCCGTTGTTGCTGATCTCCAGCCAAATGCCGTAATCCACACCGTGGCTGAACAAGATCGACTTGTGCTTGCCCGACAGTTCGGTCGCCGTGAACAGCGCGGCGCGGGCCTGGCCGGGCACGCGGTCGTCACGGTTACCGTCGCTGTCCCGCCACGGCGCCTTTTCCTTCATCGTGGCTTCGCCGTCGGCCGCGGCGATCGCCATGAACGTGTCGACGACCTTCTCGTAGTCCGGCTCAACGTCTTTGACGTTGTCGCGCAGCTTGACCAGCCCCGCGTTGAGCTCTGAGAGCCGGCCGAACGACTTAGCCACCGCTGTGACCGGTCACCTTCAGGAACGCGATGACGATCGCCGTGATCTGGTAGGGCCGCGTGTTGTCCACGGTCTGCACCGTGTACTTCGCCGCGAAGTCCTCCCAGCTGTCGCCGACCTCGACGACAGCGTCGTAGGCGCCCACCATCTCCAGCCGAAACTTGCGGACGGTCCCGACGTCCGTCGACGCGGTATCGATACCGTCGAGTGCCTGCTTGTTGAACATGGCGAACACCTGCGGATCCCGCGGGACCGCTGGTGCGTAATCCTTGCCACCGCCCGGCTTCTCGATGACCGCGCCCGCCGCGGGAATCAGTGCGATCGGCTGGCCGCGCAGCGTCATGAGCTCGGCGACGGCGGCCCGTGCCTCCGCGGTCATCCCGTCAATCGGCGCGGACATCAGCAAGGCCTGGGCCGTGTGGGCTGCCACGGTGCGACACCCACCGTGCCGAACTTCTTCCGCCGCTTCCGAAGTCGCACGGAATCCAACTCGGCATCCGTGAACTGCACGCGGCCGCGCGTCGGGTCGGACGCATACCAGGACCGACTGGTCGTGATGTCCGGGGTTGTGGTGCTGCGCTGGCTGGCCCGCTCGGGATTGCGGTACAGATCCAGAACCTTCTCGCAGACAAGCACCTTCACCCGGTTCAGCCGATCAGGATCGCCAGCAGCCTCCGACTCGGCGGCGATTTCCGCGAGCGGCTTGCGCAGCGACGGGATCTTGCCCATCAGTTCGCTCTCCGCGTCACCGATGCGGACGCTGACCCAGGACAGCCGATCCGAGGGAATGGTGCCCTCGAACCGGCTGGTCACATCCTCCTGGTTGGCGAACTTGCCCTGGACAGGTGCGGTCATTCGACCCGGACGCCCGCATCCCGCAGCTTGGCGACGATCTCATCGCGCTTGTCGTCCTTGGCGACCTCAACGCCGTGCTTGGCGGCGTACGTGGCCCAGTGGTCGCGGCCAGAGCCTGGACCGGCCAGCGGTGGCGGCGGCTCATCACCGCCACCGCTGGGGTTGCCCTCACCCTCGCCGCCCTGGCCGCCGTCGCTCTCCTCGACGTTGGGGGCGGAGTCCCACAGCTTCGGGTTGGTGAGCTTCTTGCGCGCCCACGCCGGCGGCTCGTCGCCCGGACCGAACTGCTGCAGGAAGCCCTTCTCGTCGAACAGCGCGACGTGGCTGACCAGGGCGCCCATCAGAGCACGTCCATCACGGACATCAGGCCGGCGTTCTGCAGGATCGGCATGCCGACCGCGTCGACGAACGTGAACTCCCGGTAGGGAGGCCCGACCTTCTCGACGACGCCGACGATGCCCGACGCGTCGCCGAACGTCATCTCGGCCTGGTTGGACTTCGCCAGCTCCAGCGCGGTCGCAGTCAGGCCGAACGCGAAGAACCCGAGATCGCCCAGGTTCTCGGGCAGCAGGATCGTCCGATCGCTGGCCAGCACCCGGGTGTTGGTGCCTTCGACGTTCAGTGAGGTGTCGTAGGTCGGCAGGACGACCGGCAGATCCTCGGACTCGAGCAGGGTGTTGAGCTCAGCGAGGCTGACGCTGGTGCGGCCGGCGGCCGCGCCGTGCACCGCGTTGATGACCTCCGCTGACCGGCGCAGGTGGCCAACCACGGTGCGGCTGGTGAGCTGCTTGGCCGCGCGCCCGTAGCCGTTGGCGATGCGGACTTCCTGCTGGGCGTCCAGATCGGTCAGCGGGGTCGAGGTGGCGTGGTTGGACCAGGCCGTCGGCGCCGTGGTGATCTGGTTGGCCGGGACACCGTAGTCGGCTTCACCGCTGTAGCCGCCCTCGTTGATGGTGACCTTGCCGTCGGTCAGCGCGTCGCCCCAGGCGAGTTCCTGCCGGTTGCGCATGGTGCCGACGAGGCGCTCGGCGTCGTTGTAGGCAGCACGGACCTGCGCGGACTTGTTGGTGCCGCCCAGCATCGCGATCTGCTCGGCGATGCGCTCGTATTCGCCCTTGTTCAGCGAGTCCGAGAACGGCGGCAGCTCAACGTACTTCCCCGAGCCGGCGTCGCGCGCCGACACGTGGATGGTGCCGTCGAAGGTGCGGTAGGCCGCGGTCCGGTTGGTCTTGACGAACTCGGCCCAGTCCACCCGGTTGGTGTCCAGGTAGCGGGTCGGGAACATGTTGACCAGAGCCAGATTCGACTCGACCGGCACGTTGCGGATGAACGTGGTGAGCGCGTCCGGCGAGACCGGACCGTCGAAAACGATTGCCATGATTCAGTTCTCCTTCACAGCCACACGATCAGGGGCAAGTCGGTCTTGCCATTGGCGTCGATCCCGGAGTTGGCCGGCAGCTTGGCCGCGTTGACGGCACCGTGGATGAACCGGGCGCCGCCGACCTTGGTCAGGGTGTTGCCTGTGTTCGGGTCCACTGCGCGCACCGAGCTGAACAGCAGACCCGCGCAGGTCTGAGTGCCGTCCGCAGCCGCATCGGAGTACGGTCCGTAGAGGCCGGACGCGGTGATCTTGCCGATCGCGGTACCCGACGGGATGTACCCGTTCGGGAAGTGCGTGGCCTTGGTGAACTTCGAGATATCCAGCGTGATACCAGGGGTGATGTCGACGCCGTGCTGCCCAACGAGCCACGACCGGTCCTCGACCTGGTAATTGCTGGAGCGAACAGAAATGTCAGTCGACATCGCTTACTCCTAATCCTTGATGTAGCCGCGACGCTTTGCCTCGGCCAGTCCTTCATCGCGCCCGGACTTCGCCGGCGGCTGCGATCCTCCTTGGCCCCACTGTCTGGGTTGCGGTTCACCGGGCCCCTGGCCACCGAAAGCGGTTGCGAGACTGGTGAGATGCCCGATGAGCGCGTCCTTGTCGAACTTGCCGTCCTTGACGAACGTCATCGGGTTGATGCCAGCGAGGACAGCTGACCGCTGTGCCTCTTCCTGCACGAACTGGCCCACGATGGCATCGGTGAGCTGACCGGCCCACTCCGCGGCGGCCTCTTGCGCGGCCGTCGCAGATGCTTCTGACCGAGCGTCCTCGAGGGCACGCTCGCTCGGCTGCAACTGGTTTCGCCGCGCGTCTTCGGCATCCTTCTTCCACTGCTTGGCCTGCTCCGGAGTGATCCCCTCATAGGCGCGGAGCGTGTCGCTCTTGCGCCGGTCGTGGAACTTCCAGTACGCAGCCTGCTGCTCCGCGTTCATTTCCGCGATCGGCGTGTTCTCCGGGAAGCCCCTGTCGGGCAACGGATCTACCGGCGGCGGATCTGCAGGAGCGGGAGCTGGCGGATCACCAGCCGATGGCTCACCGAGTGGCTGAGATCCGCCCATGACGGGCCAGATCGGGCCACGGCGCCCGATAGCGAGTGCCTGCAGTCCAGTGGTGGGATGGAACGGTAGGTCGGTCACTGATAACTCCCCTGTCGGGATGGGAACCCATGTCGGGTCCAACCGCCGGTCATGGCGGAAGATCTGTGCACGCAAAACAACCCCGGAGCTCAGCTCACGGGGTTGTCGAAGGGGTGCTAGCTAGGCAGCGTGCTTCTGGTAGTCGGTGAGGCGCTCCAGCACCCAGTCACCGAGCTTCCAGAATTGCCCGCTTCGCGCCAGCGCGATACCGGATTGGACCTCATCGGACTTGAGGTCATTGTGGTCGATGCCGAAGAACAGCAGGTCGGAGACGGCCACATAGGCGTCTTCGCGGATCAGCGTCTCGATGTCGCGACGCCCCTGCTCGGGCAGCCGCGGGCCCAGCCGGCCATACAGCCGTGCCGCAAGCTCGCCCATCTCCACACTGGCCACTTTAGCGCAGCGGGTAGCCCGTGACGATCATCCACGAGTTTCTACCCACCTGACGTACGACCAGCTCACCGGCCGTTCCGTTGTAGTAGCCACTCAAGATGAACCCGGCACCGGGAGGACCGGCAGGACGTGCCGAGGTCGGATTGTCGATGATCGCTCGTGCCCAGTCCTGAACGTCTGATTCCTGCCAGCTGGGATCGAATTCGGACTTGCCCCAGTTCGATCCGTAGCGATGGCCGCCGTGTGGCGGCGAGTAGTCGAAGTCGGGATTTGAAGCGGCCTTGGCGACGAGACCAGCGATTCGTCTGGACTCTTCCGGCGTTACGTCGCCGTCCAGCAAGGACAGCGCATCCTCGGTCGTGAAGTCGTCGATCTGGCTGCGTGTCGCGGGCGGTGTGTAGCCGTCGAACTCGCCGAATTCGTCGTCGCCGTCGGGCCCGAGCATGCCGGTGACGCGGTTCGGCGGTTTCGGCGGTTTCCCGTCGTCACCGCTTCCGGTCCGCGGCGGAGTCGCGCTGTCGCCACGATCGTCGCCGGCCTGCCTGCGCAGCTTCTCGATGAGCTTCTCGTGATAAGCGATCTTCGAGGAGCCTTCGGGCTCGCCGTCGGAACGCAGCCGCGCCAGGTTCTCCTCCATCACGCGCAGCTGGTGCTTGGCCACCTCAGCTTGGGCTGGCTGATCGGACTGCAGCGCTGTCCCGCCGACGCGCACCTTCGACTTGGTGGTGCGCGGCTTGTACTTCGACTTCGGCACCATCACTGGTCCCAGCTCGCCGTGCTGGTCCACCTTGTAGCGGGTCCGTTTGAGGTGCGCCGAGGACGTTCCGCCGGCGTCCTTGTAGAGCTGGTTCAAGTCGACGGCGTTCAGGTCGTCGGCCGGGTCGTAGTCCTCGGTGATGGCGGCGATCGTGCACTTGCAGTGCGCGTGGATCGGCATCAGCTCGGCGACGTGGTAGATCCGATCGGAGGCAGCGATGCACATGCCGCAGGTACCGCCACGGGACAGTTCCGGATGGATAACCCGCCGGTACCCGATGATCTTCGTCTTGGCCTGTGGGCGGCCGTCGAGATCCACTGGGTCGGCCGCGGACACCAGCACCTGTTGCTGTGCAAGCCGTTGCGCAAGCATCAGGTTGTCATCGATCAGATCGTCGATGCGCTGCCCGGCCATTGCCGCCGCCTGGACATCGGTGGCGCCCTGCGACTTTGCGTACCGGTGCACTGCGGCTGGCCGCTTGAAGACAGCCAGCGTGCTCATGTCGGCTTCTGACACCCGAGCGGAACCGCCCGCGTAGTCGACGTTCACGACATGCTGACGCAGAACGAGTAGGCCGTTCTTGATGACAGCAGCCGGTGCGCGGACGTTGAGCGGTACCGACTGTGTCGCCGGTGCTTTCACTCCAACCGCGGCCAGCTGATGCGCCTGACCGACCGCTGCGGCCTTCGCCGCCGCTTGCTGCGCCGCGGCCATAATGCGCGCGGCCTGGACGGCGAATTCAGCGACCGCGGTCTCGTCGTAGGGGTTCACCGTCGCCCAGAGCTGGTGAATCGCCCGCTTTGCGTGGGCGGACGCCCGGTCCCTGGCCGAGATGATGGTGTCGGCGGCCGCCGCGGTGGCGGTGACCGCCTGCTCCGCACTAGGTTTCGGCGTCTTCAGTTCTGCGATCTGTGCGGCTGCCTGTTCGAGTGCCTGCCGGTACGTGATCGGTGGGCTAAGCGGCGCCGACATTGGCCGGTTCCGCCGCAGGCGTGGGTGCCGCGGCCGGTTGCGCCGGTTGCGTCGGCGTCGTCGGCGCACCAGGCAGCAGGATCGCCTCGGCCGCCATCTGGTTGATGTTCTCCTCGGTCTCCTCTGGCGACATCTCCCAGATCTGCTCGTTTCGCTGCTGCAGAGACAGCGTGCCGACAGCCTGCGACGACGCCGACGCCTTCTCAGCCAAGGTCCGGAACTCGATGGGCCCCCAGTGCAGCTTGATAGAGGTACCGCGATCGGCCTCGCCGGCGAACGCGAAGAGGATGCGCCACAGCAACTTCATCTGCGGAGTCGCACGCGAGCGCCGGTCACGGATCTTCGACGTCGCCGACTCACGCATCAGGCCGGCGCCCTCAGCGGATCCGTTGGCGGCATCGGGGGTGATCAGGTGCAGCGGCGTGGAAGTGACGGCGGCGAATTCCTTCACGTCGTCGCGTTTGGCATTCAGGATCGACGACAGGTCCAGTGCCTGCGACTCCCAGAACTTGAATCCGTCCGGGACCTTCCACAGAGCACCCGGGTGGGCGCTGAATACGGTGGACGCCAATGCCTCCCAGTCGACCGGCTCTGCCGTGTCGTCGTCATCGTCGTCCTCGTCGTCGTCGCCGATGATGGCGCGTTGACGGAATGCCTGGTACGCCACGATGATCAGCCGCTTCAAGGTCATGTCGTTGATGCGGTCGAGCAGGTCCAGGTGACGTTCGTACTCGCCGAGTCCGTGCGGGTTGAGGAACCGGACGATCGGGATGCCGCCCAGCTTGTCCAACCCGTCGATCAGTTCGGGCTTTTCGGGATCCTTCACCGCCCACTTGGTGCCGTCGAAGTCGACATCCCAACGGCGGCCGGGCAGAAACAGGTGCGCGTGTTCGACCTCGTCGACCAGGTCGTAGTCCTTGACCAACGCGGCGCGCAGTCGAGTGGGGTTGGTGCGGTCGGGTATTCCGATGCAGCGACGCGGGTCGATCGCATGCGCGGTTGGGGTGTCCCCGTTGTTGTCGACGGCCATCGCGAATGCTTCGCCCATCGAGAACTGGTAACCGAACAGGTCTTTCGTCATGGCACCGAAGCCGGACTCGTCCATGATCCGAGCGCCCACGTCATCGCCGCCGGCGTCGTTGTCGACGAGCGTAGAAACGGCCTGCTGCTCCATGCGATCCAACATGGCGTTCACACACATCGGCGCGTAGTTGCAGCGCGCTTGCCGAATCACATCCCGGAACGCGTCTTCGTACCCATCTGCCACCTGCGGCAGCGGAGCGTCACCGACGTTGTAGGACCACAGTGTGTCCAGCACCTCGTTGCGAGGGCGGATGGCCACCGGGCGATGGAGCTTGTCGGACCACTCCGGCCGTGTCGCCTTGGTGAAGCGCGCGTTGAGTTTGTCGAACCACTCCTGGGGGGTGAGCTCCGCCAACTTGCCACCCTCCTATCTGATTCGAGCGAACACACGCTTCTTCGGCTTCGGCACTTTCGGCAGCACGTCCATGCGGGCCTGCCACGACAAAATCCCGGCCATGCAGAAGTCGAACTTCCGGTCGGGGTGAATCTTGGTGAGGATCCAGACTTTCTCACCGGTCTCCTCGTTGGCGACGAGGTTGGTGCTGCGCCGGCCTGCGTTGCGCAGGTGCCGGGTCAGGTCGCCGACGTTGGCCAGGTCGCCATCGTTGTCGCCGGTCGGGCTGTTGTGCTTCACGCTGCCCGAGGCGATCGCATCCTCGTACGCCTGGATGGCCTTGAACATGCGGCGCCGCTGGTTGGTCCAGAACTCTTCGACCACATCCGGATGGGTCGCCGCCCACGAGCCGATCGTGTAATTCCAGTGCGGCGGATCGGCATACAGCTTGAGCACGCGGAAACGCTTGAACAGTTCCTTGCGCTTCTCGTTGACTTCGAGCTCGTCGACTTCCCAGTCGTCCGGCGCGTCGTGGGGTCTTTCCCAACCGCCTTCAAGCTGTTGGAGACCCGTCTTCACGTCGGTAACCACGAACCCTGTCGCGTCCCGCTGCCGCGCACCGTCGAACCCGATCGTGACGAATGCTCGCGGCGGGATGACATCGGGCACGTACAGCTTGTTCCAGCGACCGATGTCGAAAGCTTGCGCGGACTGCTGCAACCAGCGGTTGGTCCACACCCGCTCGAGGTACCCCTTGTTGGCCTTCGGCTTGTCCCACCGTGCGGCGATCTGCTCAAGGTCGGTGCGGCTGGCCAGATCCGGACCAGACGCCTCGCGGATCGCCTCCACGCGGTCGGAGAACTTCCGCATGTCCCAGCCGTCGGACGCCTGGCGGTGGAAGTAGAACGTGTCCGGCCGCTCGACTTCATTGCGGGCCATCGCTTCTGCTTCGAAGTGATTGTCCTCAGCGACGGACTCCTGGCCCGGTTCACCAGCGGTCGTGACAGCCATGCCCCACGGGTCCTGGGCGTACCTCTTGCCGAGGTTCTCGTCCATGGTCGTGACGGCGGCCTTCTCCGTCGGCAGATACAGGCGGTGCGTCTCGTCGTAGCCGTTGAACGTCGTGCGGCCACCGTCATTGGTGTCCGGCGCCGTGGCAACCGGTATGCACTTGCCGTCGGCCTTGCCGTCGGGCCCAACCCGCAGGATCCGGTCGACACCGACATCGAACGCATCCGGACCGATGCAGTCTTCACCGCACCAATGGCACAGATCCCCTTGGCACTCTTCGCAGAAGCACCGCGCGATGCGGGCGTTCTCGCAGATGACCTTCAGCGCGCCATACGCCAGTTCCTCAACCTGGATCTTGGCGTTGGCCAGCAGCGGGATAAACGGGTCGACGACCGGCCGGCCCAGAGCCAGTGAGCCGTCCGCGTTGTACCCGTTGAACCGTACCGGTGCGTGCGGGTGCAGCTCGGCGAAGCCGATCTGGCCGAGGTACTCGGTCTTGGCCGCGCCCTTGCGGATGGAGACGTTGGTGCGTTTGAAGCGTCGGCGGCCGGCGTTGCGATGCTTCTTCGGCCAATGCTCGTACGACCGGTAGGTGACGTACTGCCAGTCCTCGGACATCTTGTACGGCTGGCCCTTGAGGTCGCCCGGGCCGAACACCGAGTGAGCCTCGAGGAAGTCGCAGACCTGTTCTCCGAGCGTCGGATACAGGATGTCGCCGTCCGGCGGGACGATCAGCTCCATCGCGCGCTACTGCACGGCTGCTAGGCGCCTCTTGCGCGGGTCGACGCGGGCGGCCGCCTGGGGGGTCGCCTTCGCCGCCGTCGTTGAGGTTGCGCCCGCCGACGCTCTGCGCGCCGCGTTCTGCTTCTCGCCCTCGACCCGCAGCACTTCCCACTGCAGAGTCCGCCGCGCCATCGGCGTCAGCCCGAACTGCACCAGGATCTGCCGGTACTCACCCGCCAACGCCTTCGCGGCGGTCGGCTTCGTCTCCGGATCCAGCATCATCTGGTACAGCCGCGCCGCGACGTACAGCAGGTGCGTGTCGACGTCGATCCATTCCTTGCGGGGCTCCGACGTCCACAGGTCGTCCCACCACGCGACCACCTCGGGGTACCAATCGATACTGCTCGGCAGCTTCGGCTTCTCCGCGGTCTCGGCGTCCGGCTTGCTCAGCGTCGCGCGGGTCGTCGTCTTGTTCCGACGTCCACGGAGAGTCGGGTCCTTCGCAGTCGGTCCGGGCATGGCGGGCTCCTATGTCAGGAAAGATGCAGTTCCCATGTCGGGAGCGATGAAAAATGTTGCGGCACAACAGATCTGATCGGTCCAAATGCCCTGCGCGGCAGGCGTTTTCGGGGCTATCGGCGCCGCTCTTTTCGGGCGCCCGAAAATTTCCCCAACCCGTACAGAGCATTTTTCACAGAACTACGCGGCGTCCCCTCTTGTCCCCGGGGAGGGGGTGGAGGGCCTGGGGGTCAGGCGCGGCGCGGCGACGGCTCAGGAGGGCCGATTGCTGGGGCCACGATCGACGGTGCGCGCCTTGTGCTCGTTGCACGCGTCGCATGCCGCCTGCCAGTTCGTCGGCTCGTAGGCGAGGTCTGGGCGCCGCGCTGCTGGCTCTCTCTTGTCGACCGTCGTCGCGTACCCGGTGCAGATGCCGGGGTACTGGATCTGGCACTGGTAGCCGGCCGCCTGCAGAACCTGCGGGCGAACTTCCTCTTTCCAGCGCCTCTCCGAGGTGATGCGACTGGACGCCGTGCGTTCGCCCGCCCAAGCGACTGTGTGATCTGGGCAGTAACGCGTGTTCCGGATCAGGTTCGGGCAGTTGCCGTTGTCACCTGGGCAGCGGCGTGGGGCGCGGGGCACCTACTCCTCACGCTCCCGACCGTCGAGGCTGTGGTGCGTGTACAGCCAGCCGAACGTCCCGTCGTCGCGCTCCACAGGTTCAAGCGTTGGGCCACAGACACAGTCAGCCGTCAGTGGATGGTCGATGAGGTCGCCGCGCGGAGTGACGTGAACGTCGTCTGCAGTGGCCCGCTCTGCCATCCAGGCCATCAGTGCTTACCCTGTTCGGTCGCAGCGTGGCCTGGCCATGCACCCGTGGCGCGGTGATGGAGGTTGGCGCAGAGGCCGTCGAGCTGGTCGCCGTGTACGTACTTGCCGAGTTCCGCTCGGCAGCGGTTGAAGTCGCCTGGTGTGCCCCAGTCGATCTTGGCCGCGCCCTTGCCGTGCGCCCAGTACTCCATGAGTCGCTGGGTGGCTGCCGCGTCCTTGGGTGTGGTCTCACGTCCTGCGGTCATGTGGCATCAGGGCTGGTACACGATGGGCCAGGTGGCGATGAGGTCTTCGATCATCTCGGTGTGCAGATCGAACAGGTCTCCGGCGCCGCCGATGTCGATGATGAACCAGCTGAGTTCATCGTCGTCTACATCGGGCTGGACGCTGGACGCTGGTGCCCGCACTGCCAGCACGCCCTTCGTGGCTCGGACCGTGCCGATCGGATCATCAGGTGCAGCCATCGCACACTCCCGGGGTCGTCATACGCAGAACGCCCCGGGCCGGAAGGCTCACGGGGCGTTGCGTTCTCAGTACCCGGAATTGGGCACAGTTGTCCTTGCCTGCACTATACGCGTGCGTGCCGATCGGTCAACGCAGCGACACGCCACTGCCGTCAGGCTGAGCACTTGCCGGGATCACCACCGTGCTCGCATCGGTCCGGGGCGTCCAGGATCGAGCGTGACGCCTTCCGGAACTCGGCCCAGTCGAGCGCGAGTTGATCAACGGTTACGGGCTGGTCGTAGCGACGCGCGAACAGGTGCTGACTCGCTGAGTCCGCACCCATCAACGCCGCATAGCCCGTCGCGAGAACGTAGCTCTCCATGAGTACTTCAGCGGCCATCGTCGGTTCCTCCTTACGTCAACTGCCGTTGCATGTGTGCTCGTAGCGCTCAGGGTCGCTGGTGCGATACCGGCGCGGCTTCGGCTCGAATCCCATCTGTTGGATGAGCCAGCAGAGAATGCAGTCCATAGCCACTCCTTACCTCAGCCTGCGCGGTCGGAGCTTGCGCAGCTTGCGGTTTCGTCTCTCCCGACTGTTGCGGCGTTCCTTCTCCGCAGCGATCCCAGCGGCATAGCCGTCCTGGTACGCCACGTGCAGCTGCTCGGCGATGCAGCCCACCTGCTCATCGGGCTCAATGTCCTCGTCATCGTCGCTGTTCATCACACGTCCCCTACGTCAGCCTGCCGTCTGGCCCCAGGTCGGTGCGTGTGACGGTGAAGTGCTCATTGGGGCGTAGTTCCAGTTGGTCGACAGCCTGTTGGAACTGCAGGCCGTCGCGCATGAGTTCGTTCACCCGGCGCGCGTCGTCGGGATCGTTGAATTCAACGTTGAACGAGGCGCTGCTACTGATCGGGTTGTCACTCATCTCGTCATCGTTCCTTACGTCAGCCCGCGTAGTTGGCGAAGATGTGGAACACCAGCGAGCCGAGGAACACCGTTCCGATGAACTGGCCCTCGTCTGCACCATCCAGCGCGTGGCCTGTTCCTCTGGTGCTGACGCGCACCTTGCGGGGCGACATTTCGTCGTCGTGCTCGGCCCAGACCATGATGTCGTCGCCTTGCACGCCAGCACTGAGCACCGGGCCGCGTAGCGAGAGTATCTGCTCTTCCTGGGGGTCGAGCTTGTACTTGTAGATGAACTTCATGGTTATCTCCTTACGTCAGTCAGCTGCTCACGAACTCCGTGCAATTGCAGGCATAGTCGCCACCTGGTGGCTTGTAGGCGATGCAATGCCCGTCGTGGAATGGGGAGTGCGCGTATCTCTCATGTCCGCACCGCGCACAGAGGTCTTTGACGCCGCGGTGACGCAGTTCCTTCGCGGCGCACAGCATGCGGAAGTACGCGCCGAGCGCCTCGCGCTCGTCGTCGGTGAACGGCTCGATCGAGCAGAGCGTGACACCCTCGATCGTCGTGCTGAACTGAGTGGCATCGCCGCCGCCTACCAGGTCATCGCGGCCGGTTGTTCCGTGCCAGTCGGGCATCGTTCGTCTCCTTACGTCAGCTCGGAATCGGTTACGCCCAGGGCCTGGAGTGCCTCGCGGGTCTCCCGCTCCAGGGCGTCCTCTTCGGTGCGCCCAACACAGAACTCGCCGGCGACCTGCATCGACAATCCCCAGACGTGGTCGATGGCTTCGTCGCGTGTCATCGCCGTTTCGGTTGGGACCGCGTCGTAGGTGGCCGCGAAGATGTCGGGCTTGCACGGGTAGAACTCACCCGCGACACCTCGGATGATCCAGTCGCCGGGGATTGCCGCCATTGCACCTTCGAGGGTGCTCACCATCAGCACGTGCGTGTCGCGGCGACAGGCATCGCCATCCGGGCAGTGGTAGGTGATGGTGACGCCGTTTTCGAGCGCCCAGTTGATGATCGGCGTGGCCGCATCAGCCGTGCCATCCCACAGCATTGCATCGATCTCGACGGGTTTCTTGCGGTACTTCTCTGGTGCCGACATCCGAATTTCTCCTGTGGTTGTTTGGCCGATACTGAGTGATTGCGTCATCCGGCCTTGTGGTTTCGGCGTTGGTCGTAGTCCATGACCGATCCCCACAGCACGACAGCTGTGCCGTCCGCGAGGATCTTGTGCTCGATGTGGCCGCGTTGGATCCAGTCGTGGACGTTGCGGGGCGTGCACGGGTAGTACTGCGAGATGTAGTGGGCGCAGTCGCGGACACTCACCCACTCCTCAAGGTCAGGCTGTGGCGCCGAGCTGGGTTTCACCCAGTGGTGCCCGTACTTGATCCATTCGGCGTCCTCAGCGGCCAGTGCCGCTTGGGGATCGGGCAGAGCGCCGAACACCAGTGATTCGCAGAGGGACCTGTAGGCGAGTGCGATGCGTTGGATCTGGCCGAGTTTCGAATCACCACGCCAGGGCCACCGTTCTGGGGTGGTGTACTCGTCGGGCATCAGGCGACCCTGTCGAGTGCCGCGAGGAATTCGTCGACCGTGAACCCGGCGACGGTGGCGGCTTGGGTGAGGCGCCAGAGTCGTTCGGCCGCCAACCACGAATTCACCTGTATGCGCCACTCCTTCTCGGCCAGAAGCCATTTCACCGTGTCCAATTCCTGCTCACGCAACACCTTCATGTAGAACTCCGATCGTTTTTCCAGCTCTTTGTGACGCTCAAGGGGATATCCGCTGGCTCCGGGTGAGCCCTTGGGGCAGCGGGTGCAGTAGATGAGATCGGCGCCGTGGTCGCGGTAGAGGCTGCGGTATCCGCACCAATGGCATGGGGTGGCCATGTGGTCGCGTTGGTCGCGTTTGCGTTCGCCTCGCATGCCGAGGACCAGGTCGTGCAGCTTCCACAGTTCGAGTGCGATGTCGACGCCGGACATTAGGACGTAGCGGCCGCCGGTGCCGTCGAGTTCGTTGCCGTCGCGGTCCAGGCCGCGGTACTTGCCGGGCCCGATCTTGACGTATTCGGTGGGGTCTTCACCGTGGACCTCACCGGAGCGGTCCCAGCGCAGCACCCAGTCGGCGGGGGCTTCGAGCAGCACCGACAGGTTGGGGTGGACCAGGGCGACACCGGCCTGCAACCTGCGACGCCGTTTGGCCGGCGGGTTGTGGTCCTTGTCGATGGCGGCAGCGACGATGTCCGCTGCCAGGTCGACGAGTTCGACCATCTGGACCTGCTTGGCTTCAGCGTCGGTGTTGAGCGGGACACCCGGGCTGGCCGTGTACGACACCCGGACACCTTGCTGGGATTGCTTCTCCCCGAGTAGTCCGTCCAGGGCAAACCAGTCGTCCACGAGGCGGCCGATGATCTTCGAGACGTGCTGAGTGCACTTCTCGCACAACTGGCCTTCGTCGGTGACGATCGCGGCGTGCTTGGTACCGCGATTGTCGAGCTCGGTGCCCAAGCATCGGCCCGCGTGCACCACGCACCTGTGCAGCTCGGTCACTGGACAGCCTCCACGGTGATGCGGGCGCCTATCGCGTCGGCGTAACGCAACAAGGTGCTGATGTTCGGTGTGCGGTAACCACGTTCGATGTGGCACACCATCGGACGTGTCACGCACATGCGTTTGGCGACAGTGGCCTGCTTGAGCCCCTTCGCCTTACGAATGGCAACGAGCTGATCGACGACATCGGTGACTGATGCGGTCACGCGCTGGCCTCCGATGGGGTCTTGGTTCGGGACACGCACGGGCAATGCCGCTGCTTCCGCACCGTCCTCGGCCCGGACGGTGACGGGACCTGCACCTCGAAAGTGCACACCTCATCGGGTTGAGCACCGCACTCGGTGCACGGCCGATGAATACACCCGTCATAGGCCGCGGGGATGGTTCGGCCACCACCCAGATCGTCGTAGCTGCTCACAGGCACTCTCCTGCGTGAATGGTGAAGCAATCCGGGCATTTACGTTCGTTGCGCTGTGGTTCGTCGTCCACAGGCTCGGGGCATGTCGGCGAGTGGACCCAACCGTCGTCCTCGCTGGCACGGAGTTCTGTGCCGGCCGGGAAGAACTCACCGCAGAATCCGCACACACCCGGGTGCTTGGCTTCGAAGCTCATTGGGATGCCCCCGCGGCGTCAGCGGCAGCCGCGAGCAGAGCCGCAGCGAATGCTTCCGCGTCGCTCGGCTTCAGCGGGTCGTCATCGCCGTTGTCGTAGTCCAGATCGGCGCGGATGTCGCCCCACTTCTCGCTGAAGATGACGTGAGAGTCCCCGACCTCCCACACCCGCTCCTGGTGGCGCGGGTGCAGGACCGGATCCGGCAGTTCCACGACGGCGATACGGGCAGCCTTGAGCGCAGCGAGGACGACTCTGGCGCGGTGCGGCCAAACCTTCTGCGACCACGAGTCAGGTGCGTCATCCGCATCGATGCGGAGCGCTTCGGCGATGACGGCTTCGATGCGATCGCTCATCGCCGGTTCCTCTCGTCGATTTCGAGCTCACCGAGTCCGGCGACGGCCTGAGCGGACCGCAGTGCCGCGGCTTCGGTGGCGTACCCGCGCACCGACTTGGCCAGCGTGGCGTGATTGCCGGTTGAGGTGATCCACCAGACCCACGTGCCGACCATGGTCTCCTGCGCGTACACGGACGCCTTCGGTCGTCCCGCCGAGCTCTCAGCGGGCCGCTGCGGGTCCGTCCAGGTGTTTCCACACGGGCAGCCGTGTTCGTCGCCCTGGTGCCCGTCTGGCCGCACACAGAGGCATTCGTGGTTGCTTTCCTCGCTCGTACCCCCGGACGAATTGCATTGGCCGTCGCGCCGTGTCAGAGGGCCGCAGACGGCCGCGGCTTCGGCCGCGCGGTCCTGGGCGATGCGGTCTCTACGGTCATCCATCGGTGTTCTCCCCTGGTTCGGTCATGGGTGCTGGTGGCGCGGCGGCCCGCTGCCGGGCCACGATGTCGGCGATCCGCTGCGGATTGTTGGTGATCCGGCCGAAGGTGGCCCGGGCGCCGGCGAACGCCGCGATGGCTTGGCGGCGCGCTGCGGTCACCGCGGGGGCCTCGTCCGGGGCGGCCTTCGAATCGCACAGTGCGAGGTACTCGTCGGACGGGCGGCGGTCGCGTTCCCGGCGCATCTTGCGGACCCGCTGGTACACGTGGCCGGGCTGAATCCAGGTGTCCGGGTGCTCGCGTAGGTGGTCTCGCACAGCCTCGAGCGCGAGATCCAGTGGCAGTTCGCCGATGACGGCCTGCCAGATGTCGACGTCCGCCTTGCCGACGGTGCGCCGGTCTGCCGCCGCGACGGCGGTGAGCACGTCGATCACGTCGTTGCGTTTCACGCCAGCTCCAATCTCGGCCCGGCATCCGGTTCCTTGAGCGCCTGCACCGCGGCGACGCGCTGGTCGGTCGTCGACGGCCGCGACTCGGGGGCCGGTCGGTACCGGGAGCCACGGGCCGCGACTTCGCGGACACGGTTGCGCCAGGTGGCGTTCCAGTCGACCTTGCGTCCGCGGGCGCCGGGCACGCCGCGCCAGTAGTCGACGAATTCGCGGTGCACCGACTCCAGGTCGACGCCAGGGCATTCGAGCTTCATCGCTTCGATGACGGATCGATCCGGCATCCAACCGTCCGGCAGACGTGTGCCTCTCGCGGTGCCCTTGGGCTTCTCGGCATCAGCGGCGGGCTTGCCCGACGCCTCGGGTGCCGGTGACGGGTCTCCCCCCACACCCCCCTCTACCAAGGTGAGTGAGAGATCCTCCTCTGTTCCCCTGTTCCTCTGTTCCCCTGTTCCAGGCGCGAGGTTTCGCGAATCCTCGCGAGGCTTCGCGTCGGGCTCGCGAATGATGGAGTCTTTGTAGTTCATCGTGCCGTCTGGCCTGGGGAAACGTCCTGATTGCGGCTTGTCGACCCGCTGGATGGTCTCCCAGAACGAAACGAACAGCAGCGCTGTGTCATTCGCCTCGTAGCGCCAGATGAGACCACCGCATCGAAGCTCGGTGAGCGCTTCGGACACCCTCGCGAGGGTTCGCGAAGGTTCGCGAACGAGGTCGCGCTGGAACAGATCTCCGACGATGAGCGCGATGTCGTCCTTGCCGACACCGTTGTCATCGACGAACGATTCCAGGCCCTTGAGGACCAGTCGGGCGTCCCAGCTGACCGACGCGATGCGCTCCGAACGCCAGAACTCTGGCTTGGTTGACCTGATCCTCAAGTCGTCAGTCCCTTCGGGCAGTCAGGGTGATGAGATTGTGTTTTCACGTGCCAGCCGCAGGCCGGGCACCGACCCATACGCATGCACACGTGCGGTGGCCACAACGGTTTCGGAGGACCCATCAGTGCTCCCCGCTCGCGACCGCCAGCAGGACATCGCCGTGGCACTGCAGACCGAGCCAGTCGCGGCCGCCGCCGGGCAGCAGCAACGCGGGTGTGCACCAGCACGCGAGGTCGCGGCCAGCCAGCTCACGCTGGACGTCGTCCTCGGTGTACGGCAGGCGGCCCTGGATCAGGTCCTGGTAGTAGCAGCGGGTGGCGGTGCGGTGCGCGTACTCGGACACGACGAACGAGCCCGCGGTGCGATCGTCGGTGGCGTGCTGGACGCGATGCCACTTGCCGTCACGCACGATGCGCCAAGGGTTCCCCCACTTGCTCGGCCGCCCGACATACACCGCACCCGGTGTCATGCCCGGTGCACCTGCACGACGCTGACGCTGGATCCGCTCAGGCACAGGTCCACCACCCCGAGCGCGAGGTGAGTACCGACGCCAGCGTCTGGCCGCCGACGGTAATCGTGGGGGCGATCACCGCCTGCAGCTGCTCGACGATCTCCGGCGGCGGCGTCCACAATCCGAGAGCGCCGCGGCACTTGGGCTGCTGATTCAGTGGGATTGGGCGCGGGTTGGCCAGCACCAGATGCCAGCCTCCCGGCTCAGCCCACTCGCTCGCGCAGCATGGCTCGTCCTGCGGAAAGCAACTGTTCGACATGTGCACGTCGACCAGGTCGACGACGCCTAGGATCACGCCGTAGTCGAATACCCGCGTGGCCGTGACCCATTCGGGTGCACGCATCGGCAGCCGGGCCAGCGCGTCCCGGTCGGGCGTGAGCCCCGCGTGGATCGCGACCGGACCGCGGTACTTCCCCGCGATATTGCGGGTGCGGTTCTCAACGTTCTTGCGCTGGTTGACGATCTGCCACGCCCAGGGCTGGCGGACGGTGATTGCGCGTAGGTCAGGCACAGTCGGTCTCCAGTGGTGTGTTGCGGAGGTACTCGACGAGTGCGGCATCGGCGACCAGGACGACGCCGCGCAGCACGGTGATCGTCTCTCGGGCCGACTGGAATTGGCCGGCACGCAGCTGGGCATCGAGAATGTCGAGGCCGCGCGACAGCTCCGCCGTGGATTGCAGTGCCAGACGGCGATTCTCCCGTGCCCTCACCTGTTGTCCTCACTCTCGTCTTCGGCGGGTTCCTCGTATCCCGGGCAATCGCAGATAAATCCGTCGGCGTCGCGGTGCTGGCAGCGGTACCAACCAGGCCCATGCGGGTGGCCGCAGAGTGCGCAGTCAGCCATTCGCCACCGCCGGGTACTCGTCGAAAGTGCGGCCGTCGTGGTACAGCTCGCGGCCTGCGCGCCCCTTGCCGACGCGGTACATCGATGTGGGGTGGTGGTGTGGGAAGTCGGCCCGCTGCGCTTCGCCGCGGCGGGGGCCGTCGGGGTAGTCGAGATCGCCGGGTTGGTAGGTGTTTCCGTCGTCGGTCATGGTGATGCCGCGGCTGAAGTCGTACGTGCCGTTGACGATTGGCGCCATGGGTGTCCACTCGCCCCATTGTTTAAACAGGAACGGCACCCCGGCCGTCTCGCACTGGCGGTGCAGCGACCGCACCCAGTTGGGGTGCATCGGCCGGGCGCGGTGGCCGGATTCACCGCCGACGATCACCCAGTGCAGAACATCACGCGCCCGCAGCCGAGCAGTAACCATCGGACCATCGCCCACTGTTCCGAGTCCAGGTGTGAATGGCGGAACCACACTCTGCCACGCAGCATCGTCGGGAGGCTTCCACAAGCGGAGCGACTGACGCAGGTCAATCGGGCCGAGTAGTGGTTCGGCGCTGATGAATCGGACGGCGGCCGGGGTGTTGAGCAGTGCGGGGATGCGGATGTCGGCCCACTGCTGATTCTCGGTCGACACACCGAGCCATACGTTCGGCAGGGGCCACGTCAACGGGGTGTCTCGAATCCAGGCGTAGTCGATCGAGACGAGGTGGTCGTACATGCGGCGGCGGAATACGTCTCTGTTCAAAAGTGCCCGCATCCGAGCGTGACGCTTGGTGAGTACCTGGAAGGTGTGATGCTGTGCGCGAGCCATGACGGCCCACACGTTGGCGATGTAGTCGTCGGGCACCTGGTCGTGGAACAGGTCGCTCATGCTGTTGACGAAGATCCGGCGCGGCCGGGTCCAGCGGAGCGGCTGGTCGAGCTTCTCGGGTCGGAGCTGCACGTCGAACCCGCGCTCGAAGTAGTGGCCCGGTGTGCCGCGCCAGCGTTCGGCGAATGTCGACGCATAGCAGTTCTGGCACCCGGGGCTGGCCGGGCTCAGCTTGGTGCACCCAGTGACCGGGTTCCACGTCGCCCCGGGTGTTCCGTCGTCGCTGCGGGTCCATTCGATCTTCGTGCGGTCGGACATCAGGCATTCACTTTCGCTGCAGCAAGGATGGATTCGGCGAGTCGTTTGATGTGTTGCGGCTGCTCGGCCGGGGTGGCGGTGCCGTTGTGGGTGTCCGGTTCGATGAGCTTGTCGGACTCCATCGACTTGATGTTCAGGGTGTCGAGGATGACCGGGTCGGAGCCGTCCTTGGTGACGCAGAAGTAGGCCAGGACGCCGTTGGTTTGGCCGGGCCTGCCGAGTCGGCCGATGGCCTGGCGGTGCACGCCGGGTGACCAGTCGAGTTCACCGAACACCAGGGTGGAGCAGACGTCTTGCAGGCCGTCGAGCCCTGCGCCGGACCGCAGCGACATGATGAGGACGCGGGCATTGCCTTTCGTGAATGCTTCGAACGCTTCAGCTTTCGCGTTGGCCGATTCGGTGCCCGTGTACATGACGGGGTTGAATTCGCGGAGGCGTTCCATCCAGATGTCGTAGACACTGCGGTGCCAGCCGAGCAGGAGTACTTTCTCCTGGCTGGACAGGAGCATCCGCACGAAGTCCGCGACGAACGGTGCCTTGGACACCCCGGTGGCCTGGCGGAGTTTCCAGTCCAGTTCTGCTGAGGTCTGCCACTTGGTGGTGTTCGATGCGTCGGCGGACAGGATGAGGCGGGCCATCTCGATGGCGTTGCCGGACAACTCGTTGAGGATGTTCGCATCGGACGGGACGAGCTGCTCGATGCTCTCGATGGCCGGCAGTTGAATACCGACGTCGGCGCGGGTGCGGCGCAGGAACAGGCCGCGGCGGGTGAGGTGTGAGCGCAGTGCTGCGGGGTTCTTGATGCGCACCTTCGAATCGCTCTCCCGGCCGTAACCGGCACCCGACCATTCGCGGAGGAATTCGGAGCGGCCACCGAGGGAACCGGGCTTGATGATGTTCATCACCGAGAACATTTCGCCGCCGAAGTTGTACACCGGTGTGGCCGAAAGCCCGCACACTGTTGCGCCTTTCGCCACCAGCTGCTCTGCGCCCACATACTTCAGGGACTCGGTGCGGCGCAGTTCCTGGATCTCGTCGAAGATCACCGTGTGCGCGAAGTCGGCGAGCATCGGGCCCAACGCGGCCAGCTTGGCGTAGTTCATGACGATCAGGTCGTAGGCGACGTGGTCGCCGCCCTTGGTGATGCGGCGTAATTCCTTGTCCGGCTTCGTGGTTTTCAGTTCCACCCCGGTCAACTGGGGGTAGAACTTGCCGAGTTCGCGGAGCCACTGGCCGGGCAGGCCGGTGAGCGTGACGGCCACCGCGGGCCGCGCGGCCGGGTCCTCGAGCAGTGCCAGGGACATCAGGGTCTTACCCAGGCCGAGTTCGTCGACGATCAGCGTGGATCCGGTGGTGCGGATCAGGTCCGTGGCCAGACGCTGGTAATCCCGCAGCGGGAACGCCGGGGTTAGCCAACCGGGACCTGGGGTGAGGAACCCGGTGCCGGCGCGGATCCGGTCCACCAGCACCTCACGCTCATTGGCGGCTTGTGCTTTCGCCGCCAGCTCCGCGCGGTCACCGGTGGTCATCTCAAACGGCCAGCGCTGCAGCACCCACTCGATCTCCTGGGCCATCTCCTCAGTCGCCGTGACCGCGAGTGAGTCGGCCTTCGCGAACGCGACACCCGGCAGCACACGTTTCAGCCGCATCATGACGTGCGGTTCGGCGGTCAAAATCCACCAGTGCGACTGGCGTTTGATGGTTCCAACGGCACTCACAGGCAGCCTCCAAGGTGAATAGCCAGCACGGGCTTGGTGTGGATGATCTCGGGGATTGCGGCGGCCAGGACGCGGCGGCCGGACGCCAGGACGATGGCGTCGACAGTGTCGTGTTCGGCGTAGCGGCCGAGCTGCCGCAGCACCGCGTTGCGTGCGCCGGCGACCTTCACCTCGATCGCCACCGACAGGCCGTGCACGTTGACCATGAAGTCGGGACGGTCCCGACTCGACAAGGCACGCTCCCGCTCCGCCAAGAACCGGACCGGCAGCACATCCCAGATCGCCTGCTGCAGTTCAACCTCAGACGTCCACTGGTAGGTGAACCCCGAGAGGTACTCCGCGACCGCCTCAGCCGCTTCCGCGCCCGTCATCGAGCCGCCTCCGCAGCCTGGGCGCCGGCGACGAGGGCAGCGGCGATGTTGCGGGCCACCTCCGGGGTGATAGAGCGGTAGTCGAGTTCCAGCCGACCCTCAGCGGGAAAGAACGACACTTCACCGTCAAGCCACTGCAGGCATTCGGTTCCGAATGACTCGGTGACGACAGGCTCAGGCAGTGCCACCACCACGTAGCCGCCTTGGCCGAGTGCCGCCAGGTGCGCGGTGATAGCCGCCTCGGCGAGGTGTTCGGTGTACCCGAAACCGTGCTCTGGCTTCCAACCGCGCGCGTTCCGGATCGCTTCGGCCACCTTCTCGCGCGCGTCACTCATCGTGTCCTCCTGGTCCACATTGATCCGGTAGTACGTCGTCTATTTCGGTGTCGGAGCATCGATTCCGCGTTCACGATGCCTCCGCATCTAGGTCGAAAAGGCTGGGCATGTCGCGCTTACGTTCCTCGGCTTCGAGGTACTTGACGCCGTCGAGGTAGTAGCCGGTGTTCAGCTCGACACCACGGCCGCGGCGCCCGGCCTTGAGTGCACGCACCGGCACGGTCATCAGTCCGCCGAATGGGTCGAAGACGAGATCGCCGGGGTTGGAGAATCGGGTGATCAGCCGGTCGACGATGTCGAATTGCAGTGGGCACACGTGCATCTGTTGTGCGCGTTGGGATTGCGTGGTGTTCAGCGTGAGCATCCGGTTGATGTCGTGCCACACCTCCGGCGACCAGGATCCTGGCGCCAGCGACATGAACGTGGCGGGCAGCGCGCCACGGCCCTCGAGTGCCTCACCGATCTGAATGTGGGACTCGTAGTCGTACACCTCGCGCAGCGTGTGTTCGGTGAACACCCGCGACAGTTGGTCGGGTTTCAGCGCGGCCAGTTCGTCAGTGGTGAGCAGGCGGTCACCACTCGAGCGCCAGAATGCGTGCGCGTCGACCTGCCAGCGGGCCCGGGTGTAATAGTCCTTGGACTTCGTGACCGGAGTGTCCGCGTACCCCTTGGACCGATCCGTCTGCGGCTTGTGGAACAGCAGAACGTATTCCGGGCTGCCGACGCCCATCTTGGTGGCGTCCTTGCACTGCTCGGACCAGCCGAGCCGGTAGGTCTGGTTGTTCTCGCGCACGACGTCAGTGACGACGGTGATCATGCCGAGGTAGTCGAATCCGTGCTTGCGCCCGTGGAAGATCGCCTCAGCATGAAAAGGTGACACGGTCGGCACGCCAGCACCAGTGACATTGCCGAACAGGATCCGGTCCTTCACGTGGCAGGCGTAGATGCGCCCGGGCGCGAGGATCCGCAGCAGCTGTGGTGTCAGGTAGTCCATCTGCTGCCAGAAATGCTGGTTGTCGTCGGTGTGCCCGAAGTCGTTGTAGGACGGGGTGTATTCGTAGTGGTTGGCGAACGGAATCGACGTGACAATCAGGTTCACCGAATCCGATTCCATCGCTTCGGTTTCCATGACGCAGTCGTTGTTCGCGGCCAACCAGCCTTCGCCGCTGGCTTCGATGCGGTCGACGCCGATGGACCGTTGCAGCGCCTCGGTGATCTCGGCCGGCCTCAGCCCGTGCTCGCGGATGATGCTCGACATGGTGGCGGTCAGCTCCTTGTGCTCGGACCATTTGCGCTGCAGGGTGCGCACGACCTCGCGTTCGGATTCGGCGTAGATCACGTCGATACGCACGGTGTGGGTCTGCTGGTAGCGCTGGATGCGGTGGATGGACTGGATGAAGTCGTTGAAGCTGAACCCGACGCCGACGAAAACTGCGCGGTGGCAGTGCCGTTGGAAGTTGCAGCCCGACCCGGACAGTGACGGCTTGGTGGCCAGGATCCGGAACCGTCCGTCACTGAAGTCGATGACGCGCTGCTCGCGCTCGTCGAGATCCTGCGACCCGTAGACCTCCACGGCTTCGGGGATCGCGGCCTTGATCGCGCGGCGTTCGTCTTCGAGGTCGTGCCACAAGATGAAGTGATCATCGGGAGCGGCAGTGACCAGCGCGCAGGCCTTCGCGATGCGGGCCGGCATCGAGCTGCGCTTTTCCCGCGCCGCGTCGACGGTGGACAGGACACCGCCCTTGAACAACAGACCCTGGCCGTCGCGGTCAGCGCCGGCCGCCGAGTGGTCAACGTCGACCTCATGCCAGCGCACATCGAGCTCGGGCAGGTCATAACCGTCGTCGGAGTAGCCGAGGTCGCTGGGCTTCTGGATGAACGTGGCCCAGGTGTTCAGCCACAGGTAGAACTCGCGTTCCTTGTGCGGGTAGAGCGTGAGGTGGTTGGCCTTGGTGGAGTCGCGTTGGAAGAACCGGGTGAGTGCCTGCCCGGTGTCCATGACGCCGAGGAACCCGGCGTAGTGGATCAGTTCCTTGTACCGGTTCGGTGACGGGGTGGCCGTCGCGACGAACCGATAGGGCACCTCGTCGAAGAGAGGCAGGAACGTCTGGAACGTCTTGCTGCCGAACGACCGCAGCACCGACGCCTCATCGAGGCTGACCGCGGTGAACCAGCTGACGTCGACCTTCCCCTCGCGCACCGACTCGTAGTTGGTCAAGTAGATGTCGGCGTAGGTGTTCGGCTCCAGAAGCTCAGCGGTGGAGCGGATGAACCGGACGCTGATGCCAAGCATCTTGGCGTCGCGCATGAACTCCTGTCGCACGCCGAGCGGGCACACGATCAGCGCCGACAGGCCGGGCATGTTCGGCCTACCCGACGTCGATGCGCCGCGGTACCCCTTGGCCGCGGCCTCGCAGGCCAAGGTGAGGCGCAGGATCTCCAGCTGCATCACAGTCTTGCCGAGCCCGAAGCTGGCGAAGATCGCGCGCCGGCCGCCGGCGACGGCCCAGTGCACGATGTCGCGCTGGTGCGGGTTGAGGATCGAGTGGATGTCCTCGAGGTCGACGTGATGGCCGAACGTCGAATCGAACCGCACCTTGTCGGCCAAGAATTCGCTGTAGGACCTGACGTGGGCGGTCATGATGCCGCCCTGTGACGTTCGCGTTCCTCACGCGCGAGGTCACGCAGTAGCTCGCTGACCGGACGGTGGTAACGCTCCAGCTGCCGCTCCAACGAACTCAGCGTGATACCCATGCGCTTCGCGACCTGCCAGTCCGGCAGATCGAGGCCGTGCAGCTCGTCGTACCGCTCCAGGAACGTGAGCGTCGTGCCAATCATGATGCGACTCCGAACAGTTCGAGCTGGCCCGGTGAATCCTTGTCCAGGCCAAGCACTGTCAGCATTGCCGCGTCGCAGTTGTTCCGGTCGGCCTTGCGCGCGGCCATCAGCACGGCCCGCAGCTCAACAGGCAGCTCCTGCGCGAACCGCTTCAGCTGTCCCCAGGTGACCGTCACGCGCGTGAGGCCTGGCGCCTCACCGCCAGCGATCCCCGACTTGGTGACCTGGTACGAGTTCAGCCACTCGGGCACCAGCGGGCGCCCGGGCGGCCAGCATCCGCCGGCGTGGCTCTGCTTGAGGCTGGCAATCCCATAGTCGGGATCGATCAGGGCGATCGGCATAATGTGCCGGGCTGCGACGTACAGCAGCCACCGCTGATCCTCGGTGAGCAGGACGGCGGCCATCACACCGCCCCGAACAGTGCGAGCTCATCCGATGCGGGCTGCTCGGCAGGGTTGGCGTGCAACATGATCCGCCCCTCCGGGGTGAGCCGGAACCGGCAGACATCCGATGTCTCCTCGATGAGCCCCCTGCTGAGAAGGGTCTCCACTGTGTAACCCGAGACGCGCGGCAACCCGTCGGTGTCTACCGACTCCAACGCGAAGAGGAACAGGCGCTTCCGAGACGCCTCCCGCTCCCGCTGCTCTTTGGCCCTCAGCTCGGCCACCGCGTCGTCGAACGTTTTGGCCTCCGTCATGAGAGCACCCCGGCGCTGCGGAGTATCTGGGCGGCCGCCTCGACGCGGTCCCACTGGGTTTGGTCGCCGCCGTGACGGTCGGGGTGCGAGTTCGCACGGGCGCGGCGGTAGGTCTGCGCGACGGTGTTGAGGTCCAGGCCGCGGCCTTCCTCGCCGGCGACCGTGCGCAGGAAGTCGGCGGCCGCATCCACAGTTATGGCCACGGTGGTGTCGCCTGCCGCTGGTAGTGCCTGCCAGCCGCGGTACTGCTGCCCGGTCTGGGTGACCCCGTACCGGTCGATCTTCCGGAGCGCCTCCAGCGTCAGCGCGATCGCACGGAGGTTGGCGTGCCAGTGGGTGAAGGTGTCACAGGGGAACGACAGCGCGGGCCGGTTGCGCGGCTCGATGTTCAGGATGACGCCCGGATGCGTTGGGGTGGCACCGGCGCGGGGCATCCCGTCGCGGCGGAACTTCGATTCGTCGATCGCGAGCTGCAGTATCGACGGCGGGTAGTACCCGTCGTTCGGGTCGAGGAGCCGGAGCTCCCGGTCGAGCAGCTTGATGGTGTCGGGGAACGACGACTCGAACCGCGACGGCTTCCGATCCACGGTGAACTGCATCGGCCATCCCGTCAACGGCCGCAACGTCATTGCAGGCGGGTAACCGGTCATCACGCACCCGCCTCGTCGATCGCACGGACCGTTGCGCACGGGTAGTGGCTGCCACACCAGTGACACAGTGTGTAGCCAGCCAGGTCTTTGACGGCCGGGTGCAGCGCGCGCACCGCGGTGATCGCGCGGGCTTGCCGGTCGGCGAGCTGCGCTGTGGCGGTGATCTGGTCGGCGGCGGACAGGACACCGATGACGGCTCCGCGCTCGATCGCGGCCAAGGTGTTGCCGATGCCAGCGTCGTAGCGGGCCGGGACGTCGGGTGATTCGCCGAGAGGCTCGGTTTCGTCTTCGCAGGTGTTCATGCCACGCTTCCGTTCAGTTCGGGTGTGTATGTGTCACAGGCGCATTGGGTGACGTTGCGGCCGGTGTGCTCGTAGTCGTCGCCGACCTGGCGGCCATCGTGGGATGCGGGCCCGTCGACGCGCTTCACCCGGCAGCGCCGATCCGGGTGAGGGTGGTGATGGCAGCCCGCGCACATGGTCATGACGCCTTGTCCTGTTCTGGTGCCGGTGCGGGACGCATGCCGCCCGCGTCATCGAGGAAGACCCATTGCCCACGACGAAAGAGACGCTCCGCCTTCGGGTCGTGGGACTGCCGTACGAGCCAGCCGTCGTCGAAAGCCTTCGCCCGATAGCTCTCAACATGCCGGTGACAGGCGGCGCACAGGAGCACCCCGGCCGATGCTGTGTTGCTGTCTTCACGGCGAGTTCCGCCCATGCCACGAGGACGTCGGTGGTGGATCTCGCAGTCACTTGTCCACTCGTCGCAGCGCTCACACCGGCCGGCAGCCCGCTCGTAGATGAGAGTTCGAACCAGAGGTGGGAACCCGGTAGCGCGGCGGCTCACGATGCCTCCTGGCGAGATTGCCTGAGCTGCTTGAGGAATTGGAGGATGACGGCGACGTCTCGGCATTCTCGAAGTGCTTCGCCGTGCTGCCGGTAGAAGGCGGCCAGCACCTGTTCTTCGTTGAGTCGGTGCTGGGTGACGTATTCGCGGACCGCGGCGCGGGCCTGGGCGGCCAGCTCGGTTTCGTCGGCCACCAGTGGTGTCACTACGCGGGGCCGCGCGCTGGCCGGCGTGTAGCCGAGAACGTCGAACAGCAGCCCGTCCAGGCGGAAGTCGTCGAACTGCAACGACTTGTCGACACCCGGGACGGCGCCGACCCCGGCCACGCGGCAGCCGATCAGCGTCGGTCTCTCGTCCCGGGACAGGCGTACCCACACCGACGCGTCGTGGGTGAGGCCACGGTGCGCGTCGACACGGTACTCCGACCCGGGAATGATCCGGCCGTCACTGTCGACGACCGTCTCCTTGCACCGTGCGGTCACGATCACGATGCCGTTGAACGTCTTCAGAAGGCGCATCAGGTCGTCGTGTCGGCCGCCGGCGTCGTCCCACAGGGCACGCGACAGTTTGATCTCGGAGTTCGGGTCCTCTCGCAGCAGTTTCTGCGCCGACTTGGTGGATCTGGCCCGGGCGGTGATCCAGTCCTTGTGCAGTTCCCACTCGCACGTCATCGAGTCGATCACCAACACCGTTGGTGGGTCTCCCGGATCCGAATCCAGTGCCACAGCATGGATCTGGGCTACCTGGCTGAGGATGTCGTACCAGGCGCCGTTGTGCTCGACCACGAGGCAGTCGGGACCCATGATGGCCGCGTACTCGTCCGGTGGGGTATCTCCGACCGGCAGCCAATAGCAGTCCCCCACCCGCTCAGACGCCGTGAATTCCGCTGCCGCGTATGTCTTTCCGGACAGCTCCGGCCCCTCCAGCAGCACCAGCGGCCACGGGAGAGATCCCGTTGGATAGCGAGTCTTGATCGGCACTAAGTGGGCCTTCCGGTCGGCGGTGTGCAGGCGAAGCAGGGCACGACGACGGCGTCGTCCCACGAGGTGCGGGCGGTGTGCGCGGGGATGGGGTTGGATCCGGTCCACTCGGCGGTCACCTGAACTGGTGCGGCCTTCACGAACCCCGCCCCACCGCACACCAGGCAGCTGACTTTCATGGCTGTTCCAGTCGTTGAATGTCGTCGAGTGCGCGGGTGAGGTTGCGGCGCAAAGACGTCAGGATCATTCGCCGCTCGGCCACCACGTTGTCGGTTCCGCCGAGCTCACCGGACAGGTCAGCGGCCTGGTTGTTGACCTCGGTGAGCATGGCCCGCCACTGCGCTGGTCGACTGTCCCCGATGCCGGCGGTCACGATGCGACCCCTTCGAACTCGGGCCGACGTTCGATCGTGATCCGATAGTGCTCACCGGACGCCGGGCAGATGTCCTCGCGGATGGAGTCGAAATGCTGCGGAATGTTCGAGTGGATCGTCGGCTGAACGGCCCGCCAGCACACTGGGCACAAGAACAGTCGCGGTGCGAAGCTCACCGGCGCTCACCACTCACCGCCATCGGGGCGGCCAGGTCAGGGTTCGCAGTCGGGGGGAGGAAGAACACCGCGCCGACAACGATGGTCATGGCCACGATCAGCCAGGCGATCGGCGTGACAGTTTCGCGGATCATGCTGCCTGCCTTCCAGTTTCACCACGGAAGTACGCGCCCACCTGCTGCAGCAGTGACCAGTGTCGTGGGCAGTAGCTGCCGACCGACGCGTTGACGATGTCGACGGCATCGTCATAGGTGAACCCGTCGGCAGCGATGCCCTTCACGACACCGACAACCCCGGCGATGCTGGGGAAATCATCGATCGTCGGGCACACCGCGCCCGCGCCATAGGCCAGGACGTACGCGGCTTCCCGGTTCGACAGGTTGCCGTCAGCATGGGCCACGGGTGCGTGCGTGACGATCGCCGCGGCCAGGGCACCGGCCGCCGCGAATCCGAAGGCGGTCTTGATCCCGATCATGCGGACACCGCCTTGGCGGCGGCGCGCCGGGCCACGACCTCGTCACTTCGGCGCTTGAATTCGCGACGTTCCTCACGCTTGGCGGGGATGGCCGCGACGGCGCCATCGACGGCCTCAACGAGGCGGCGCCACCGACCAACAGTGGTCCTGATGTAGGTGTCTCCGCCGAGCTCGACGACGATCTCGGTGTCGTCCGTAATCGCGAGGTCTTCGGCCTCGTAGTTGCCCGACTCGCGGGCGCCGAAGTCGCCTTCGGAAGATCGGGTCAGCCAGATGGCTACACTCGGGTTTGGCATCGGAATCGTCCTTTCTGCGTTGGTGTTTGTTCCGGTGTTTCGGCGGGTCACCCGGGCAGGGGTGGCCCGCCTTCTACTTGGCGGTGACGTCTCGATCGCCGATACGTGCCCGCCACTGGCGGCCCCGCCGGCATCGCGCGCAGTTGCGGACCTGGCACAAGTCCCTGCCGCAGCGGCGCTGTTGGGCGACCAGCGATTCGACCAGCGATACAAAGTTCATTGGAAGTACCTCTCCTACTTGGTGATTCGGTATTCGGCCAGCAGGTCGCGCACAATCTCGTCGCAGACTCCGTGGAACCGAATACGCGGAGTGCGCTCGATGCATGACGTCCAAATGGCGGTGATGTGCGCGGCCAGATCCTCGTGCGACACCGACGCATCCGGCTCGGACTCGATCGCGAGGAACTGTGCGGCGCGATCTCGGGCCGCATCGATGAGCGCTGGAATGCGGTCGTGCGCGTCACGGGCGAACACGAACAGCGCGCCAGCCAGCTCGTAGAGCAGATCTGAGTCCGTGAGGTCCCCCGGGGAGGGCGCCGTAGCTAGGAAACCGTCGCTCACCTCCCCGGGGGCGTCCGCATGCTGCAACCCCACAGCACGCGGCGTTTGGCGAGCGGGTTCGAAGTCGTCGTTCCCCGCCAGAGGTTCGGCGGAAACGGGGTCGACGATGGCGGCGATCGTGCGCAGCCCCTCACCGAAGAACGCGAACACTGCCTCGAGCGGGCTCATCGGATGCTCCGGAAGCTGAGCCGAGCACCGGTCACGAGCGCGAGCACCAGGCCGCCGAGCAGAAACAGAATGTCGATCACGCGGACCTCTTATCGACCACACTCGGAAGTGCATCAATGAACTTGGCGATCTGCTCATCCGTCGAAAACCGACGTGTCCCAATCAATTTCGATTCGAGCTTTCCCGACGCCCACAGGTCGAACACCTTCGCCCGCGAGATCCCCCCGAGCTTCTCGGCCGTCGCCCGCCAATCGTTCAACCAGTTGCTCACATCGACCTCCGCCCGGGCGCAGCGAGGTTGAGAAGTCGTTGAGTTGCGCCCGCATGGCTCAGCTGGACGAGCAGCGATACGGACTGCAGCACGACGAGGGCAATCAGGAGACCGGTCACGACGCCTCACCGACTACGAATCGAATCGGCTCAGTGCCGCCCATCAGTTCGTGCAGCTTTCCGACCCCCTTGGCGGTGACGCGGATGGTCGGCGCGGGGAGCTCGTAGGCGCCAGTCCTGGAATTCAGGAACGGCTTCGCGGGCTTCTCGACCAGGCGGCCGGTGTCGACGGCCGTCTGGTACGCCTCCCAGCCGCCGCGCGGGTTGCGGGACTTGAAGACCCACTTCTGATCTGCCATGTACTGAAACAGGCGATCGCGCCCCGTCGTGATCGATGGGTCGCGAGAGAGGATCTTCGCGGCCTCGGCGACTGAGAAGTCGCCCTTGGCGTCAGCGAGCAACTGCCAGGACCGGGCCGGCGCGGTGAGCTCGCGCACCTGGGCCTCGGCGGCGTCAGCACGGTCGGCCTCTTCGATGACCATCTGCGCCAGCTGGCGGCGATCGGGCAGCGCGATGACCGGAGCAATGGGGGCGCGCTCTGCGAGCATCTGCCGCATCGCGTAGAACCCGGCGACAAGACGCTTGCGGAAGTCGAACACCACCTTGCTTCCGCCCAGATTGGTGATGAGCAACGCGGCGGCAGGCTCGTCCAGCAGTGCGACCTCGCGCCGCTGAGTCCCGCCTGCCGTTTCAAAGGGTCGCGTTTCAAACGCGACCCTTCCGACCTCGTTCAGGTCGCCCACGTGCTTGCGGATGAGCGCAAGCACGTTCTTGTGCTGGTTGCTTGTCTCGGCGGCGATCACCAGCGACGTGGTGAACGGTTCGCCGTCGGCTCCGACCTGAACCAACTCGTTGCCGGTAGTCTCAAGCTCTGACACGAACTTCTCCTTCGTTGTCGCGGCCCTCACCCCTGCATGGGTGGGGGCTTTCTTATGCGGCCGGCGACTTGCGTCGACTGGGCGAATTGGCGGGCTCAACAGGGGGACGTAGTGGCCCGTGCCAGACGTCCAGCGGGTCGATTCCGAGCGCTTTAGCCCATGCATTCAAGAGGCGGTCGCTCGCCTTCTTGTTGCCGTTCTCGACGTTTGAGATCCCGGCGACGGTGATCTCAACCCCCTGCTCCGCGATCCGCTCGACCAGCTGTGTCTGGCTTAGGTTGTGATCGATTCGCACTTGCTTGATCCGGACCATGGGCCCTAGCGGTTTCATCGCTGGCATGGTGACAACTTTAGACAACCATCGCTAGTACCGCAAGCACGACCGCAGTTTTCGATGGTTGATCTGCTGAATGACAACCATGTAACTATCGATAACAGCGCTGAACTGTCGCTGGACTTGTCATACCTTCACTAGACTTGTCGCGACATCGGATGGGAGGCTTCCGGTATGACAAACGAGACGCCCGCACAGCGACTGGGGCGACTAGTCCGAGCTCGGAGAAAGGAACTCCGACAGACTCAGACGGATATTCAGAACGCGGGAGGTCCTTCAACAGCCACGCTTCGGCTCATCGAAGGCGGAAAGCACACGGAGTTCCGCGACGGAACCGGCGCTGCTCTAGAAGCGGCATTGCGCTGGGATGTCGGGAGTATCGACAGAATCCTTGCCGGTGGCGAACCCATAGACACTCGCAGGCCGATATCGGTTCACATGCTCGAGGATGACCCTGCAGACGAGATTGCTCGGACCACAACGGCTGCAATGGAGCGCGTCGGCCGCGACGGCAAAGCTGAGGTTGACCGCCAGGTCCAACTTCTCAACGGCGTTCGCGAGGCGTGGAAGCTCGCTCCGCTGGCCGCGAAGCTGGGCTGCAATCCCTCCGAGATTCGCGACTTCACTCATGCCGGTTTCGGGTTACTCATGGGTTCGGGCGTGCTGGGGCTGATCGCGACATACAAAGACGAACTCGCCAAGGTCGTAGCCGAATTCACGGAAGCAGATAAGTGGGGCCCCAACCCCCCGCGTCCGCAGATCGATCTAGCTTTTTTGCCACATCAAACCAACGAGGAGGACAGCGATGACTTGGAAACTGCGACGCAATCGCCAGCATCGTCGGAAGGCGACGAAATCGAGGAGGATCCACCCGGCAGCAGGCCGGGTGTAGTCAAGCAGCTCCGGTCGACTGAGTTGTTCGGCCAATTTGACGCCGAGATGGACGAGTTATTTGCTCGCGCAGCCAGAATCGATCCCGCCCTGGATATGACCGCCGAAGTGGACCAGCTTCGAGACACCTACGCGCGCATTCGGGATACGCCGATCGGCAACAGGGAGTACGCCAGGGCGATGTTGGCTCTTCTGCGCCGGCTTCAGGGCAGCGCCAACCCCGAACTGGCGGCAGGCATCAACTCCATGATCGAAGAAGCCGAGCAGTATGCGAATTCTGCTCACATTGCGGCTGGAGCGGCCAGCAAGGTGGTCCGTCCGGCGCACTGGGATGACGACGACGCCGTTCCTGACTGGGAGAACGATGCGTCCCTCGCGGCGCGGGATGTGCCGGACGAGCCGAAAGACGATAGCCAATAACGAGTTGGAGTGAGCGGGTCACATATGCTTGACCTTCGGAAAGCTCAGGGGGTCTATCAGTGGTACACGATCAAGGTAAGGCAATCGAGCAGCGTCTAAGCGCTATCGATCCGTCGAAACTCAGTGACGAGCAGGCAATACAGTTCGCACAGGCCTACGCAGCGCTCCTGAGCAGCAAGGTCGCGACTGATCACGCGAACTTCGTCATGGATGTCATTGCGCCCAAGCTCCACCAAATCGCGTTCATTATGGACAGTGATTACAGACGAAAGTACGGCCGATTCGCCAGCGAGGAAACGGGGTGAAACTAACCGCTAGCCCTCAGGCGGTGTCGTACAGGGTGGCTTGTTCGATGGACCACCTCAGACCAACTTCCAGCGACTGAATAACAACGCTGTTATTCGAGGTCAGAGCCTGTTTTGTCAGACCTGTGAACTACCTTCCCGGTTCATGAGCAACCGCTGGCATCCGTGGAAGCACGCCGGGGACATCTTCCCCGACTGGCGCATCCACCGGGACCATCAACTTCCCGACACGACGTGGGGACTGACGAGTTTCCGGGACCAGCGGATCTGGCTGTGCCGGCGCCTCAACCAGGTGAAGCGGCGCTGCACGCTCACCCACGAATTGATCCATTTGGAGCGCGGGGTCCCGCCGGATGATCCGGCGGCCTTCGCGCTCGAGGAACAGATCGTGGACCAGCTCGCGGCCCAGCGGCTCATTACCCTGCCGCACTTGATCGATGCCTACCGTGCCTGTCCGTCCGGTGACCGGTACATGCTGGCCGACAGCCTCTGGGTGGACGTGCCCACACTGCACACCCGCATGACCACCCTGGATCCGATCGAGACAGCCGAGCTGGAGCACGCATTGGCGGATGAGTGGCTATGGATTCCCTGACCGATAGGGATCGCGCGATGCTGGATCTCGAATGTCAGTGGTTCGCCACGGTCGGCGGGAAAGAGGATGCGATCCGGGCGCTCGGCTTCTCGCCCGTTCGCTATTACCAGCGCCTGGCGACTCTGATCACGCACAGGCCAGCGCTGGAATACGATTCCGTCACCGTCAATAGGCTTCGCCGGGTGTCAACTCGGAGTCGGGGGGAATCGTGATCACTGTTGTGTGCCCGAAGTGCCAGGCCCGACTCCAGACCAGTGGTGAAGCCAAGTCATTCCGGTGCCCGAAGTGCGGGCTATTCTCCCCCATGCCAGCGGCAGCACCACCCGCCCGCGCGACGCCACCACTGGCAGGGCCGGGCTGGTACCCGGACCCCCACGGGGCGCAGACGCAACGCTATTGGGACGGACACACATGGACCGACCAGCTCGCCCCGTTCCCCAACCAGACGCAGCGCCCTCCGAAATCCGGTGTGGTCGCTGGCCTACTGCAGCTGTTCCTCGGATTCTTCGGCCTGGGCCGCTTCTACCTCGGGTACACCTCGCTGGGCGGAATCCAACTCACACTGGGAGTGGTCGGACTGATCACCACCATGCTGTGCGGGATAGGGATGGTCATCCTTGTCCCGCTGGGCATCTGGGTGCTGATCGAGGGCATCATGATGATCGCAGGCGCGATCCCCGATGCCAGCGGCAACAAGCTGAACTAGGCCCGATCTGATTTCTCAGCGTGCTCGTGAATATCCGCGCGAAAGACAGAAGGACCGAACCATGAAGAACGGCAAGGCATGCCCCGTCAGCGGTTAGAGCCAGGTGAGCACGGCAAGATCACCACGACCCGCAAGGGCGGCGTGTGGTACGCCACAACCTATGTGCGCCTGCACACTGGGAAGCTGCGGGAGCGGGAAGCATCGTCGGCGAAGTCGGCCGAGGACGCGCGCCGCACCCTGCTGCGGCGCATCAAGACCGAGCTGGAATCCACCGCGCCGGCCGGAGTCATCGGAGAGCGAACCACGCTGTCGCAGCTGTTCGAGGTGTGGATCAGTATCAAGGTCACCGAGGATGGGCTGAAGCCGCAGACCGAGAGTCAGTACCGGAAGGCGTGGCGGCTCCACGGCGCCGACCAGCTCGGCGCGCTGCGGATCCGCGAGTTGCTGACCAGCCGCGCCGATGCGCACCTCAAGGCTTTGCCGTCAGGGCCGTCAGGTCAGTTGCGGACGGTCCTGTCCGGCATGTACGGCTTGGCGACCCGGTTCGACGTCGTGCGGCATAACCCGATCCGGGAGACCCGCGCCGTGGCGGCCGAGGAGAAGGCGGTGCGCTCCCTTACCGCGGCGGAGTTGGAGCAGGTGCGTGAGGCGATCCGGGTCTACTGTCTGCCGAGCCCGCGGGGCGGTCGGCCGAAGGGCCCGATGCTCCGCGCGTTCGTCGAGCTGTTGGCTGCTACCGGTGACCGGCCGGGTGAGGTACTGGCTATCCAGTGGCAGGAGGTCGATCTGCTCGGCGACCCGCCGACCGCGACGGTATCGGGGACGCTGCTCGATCACGGTGCTATTCCGGGGAAGCCGTTGCACCGGCAGGACTCACGCAAGCACGATGCCCCGCCGCACACGGTGATGCTGCCGAAGTTCGGCGTGGAGGTGCTGACCGAACTGTTCGGTCGGACCGGCAGTGTCGACGGGCCCGTGCTGGTGAGTGAGTCCGGCGGCTGGGTGTCGCTGTCGAGCATCTCGAAGCAGTTCCGGGCGGCTCTGAAGCCGCACCCTGATCTGCGGTGGGTGACGCCGCACTCGTTCCGGCGGTCGGTGGGCACGGTGGTTCGTGACGGGCTGGGCATCGAGGCGGCGCAAGCCCAGTTGTCGCACAGCCAGCTGTCCACGACGGAGCACCACTATGCGCAGCGGAGGACGATCGGGCCGGACGCCCGAGACGTGCTGGATAAGTGGGCTGGTCAGGCCGGGTGA